TTCAATATTTTTCCTCGATATTGTCTCTATCACAAAAAAGTTGATGGGACCAAGGCTCGCCATCAACTTTTTATCCCAGCTAATATCCCATCATCCCACTGGGACATTAGCTGGGATAAAAACGTCAAGATGGGGGTGCAATTCGATTAAGTACATGGATAACGGTTTCAATTGATTTACTCTCTTGAAGACTTAGACCATTCGTATAGATAGCAAGGTGCATCAAAGTAAGACGACACTCGCGGTATTTTTCAATGGGGTACTTATCTTCTGGCATCACCTTAATCCCGACAAACAAAACAAGGTTTCTCTTTTAAACCGAGCCGACGATAATACTGGGCCATCGTACCATGTGCTATTACCTTGGAACGTTCATTTTTGCTATCAACACTTCGAACATAATATTCTCTGGCAAGATGCCAGGGTTCCTCTAACGTGACCAAATTCCGCAACCATTGAGAATTCCTAAATCCATAGAATTTAAGAACACTTATAATACTTTCCGATTCAAAATGACTCAGATTGAGCCGATCACCTTCTTTGAATGAACTGGGAGTCAATACAAAGAGTCCTCTATGAGCAGCATAGAGGACAGGAACCACCGGCCCCATGTTCCACGCTTCAATGTCTTCTGGGAATAAAGATTTACCGTGCCACGCAAGATGCCACGCTTGCGCATAATAGATTAGTTTTTGAAATTTCACAGCGGACACAGGAGACTTTTGAAACAATATTTCTTGGGCCACATCAAAACAGGTAAGATTAGGCATGTTTTCCGAATATCCTTTTTATGCCTTTCTTTACTCGTTCGAATAAAGAATCGTAATATTCAATAATAGTCTTACCTTTTGGATCACGACATGAATCGCAATGACTGCAAATATTCCACTCATTGTAAAACATACAAAAATAACCAATTATCTTACCGCAAACAGTACATCTCATTTCTTCTTTATTCTTCGTCATCTTCGCCTATCCAAATAGCGTGCTCATTGCAAGTAGGGCATGAATCCCATTCATCCTCACCGTACCACTCATCGCATTTAGGACACCAATACCCGCCAACATCGTCCGCCATTCTATTTCTATTATAATATCCTGTTTTCGGATTATAGATTTGCCCCATGAATTTATCCCAGTTTTTCCAACGCTAAAATATTAACCAAGGAATCCTCGTAAGCCTTGCAGGCAATTTCATCCCTCTTGTCATATGTGAAATGAATAACATTTGAAGTTTTTAAGTCCTCAGCAATAGTGATCTGGCTACACCCATTGCCCTCAACGTACCGTAGTTTTGCAATGCCATGTGTGTTAAATAAATAGGTGGCCCCCTCCGCATCAACAATCTTAAGCCATTTTGTTTTTATCATTCTTTATGCTCCATAGAAGACGCAAGAGCAGGACCACATACAGGCACGTATCTGAAAACCTACTCTTTAGTGCGTCAACTGTTTATTTTTTTTTAGACGTAGCTTTTTCACTGGGGGCAGCTAAATACATCGCATCAAATTTTCGCATTTCCTTAGCATCCATAACGCCCACTTTAAACAGACCCTTTGCCATTTCATAGTCAGCTTTTTCACTGGGAGCAGCTAATTTTTCACTGGGAGCAGCTAATTTTTCACTGGGAGCAGCTAAATACAACGCATCAAATTCTCGCATCTCCCTATCATCAATAACGCCCCCTTTAAACAGAATCTTTGCCATTTCATACCCAGCTTCTACTATGGGGCTTTTCATTTTTTCTAAGGATACGTTCATATTACAAGTACGACTTAACACTGGATGCGTAACTCTTTAACAATTCCAAATCTTCTACGGGAATCATCGCACACATAGGCACACCATACCGCGTAATGATCACAGGCTGTTTATAGCGTCCAACAGTATTCATTAGGGAAGGCAACGTTTGTCGTGCCTTTTCTATTCCCATGTAAGGATACCCATCAGGCCATTTAGGCTCTAACTTTTTACCCAAAAGAATACCCAAGAGCTAATGTGTAGGCTTGGTTTCGCATGGGCAGCGTATCACTCACTGTGGTGATAAAGCTCACGTGTTTACTCAGATTAAAAACACCTTTCAACGTAATGCCAGGATGCTTTGTGACAAAATTATGAACACTGCCGGAAAGGCTTACAAACTCATTAAATTGAAAGACTACTCCACCTGTGTACCCCATGTTTTTTTGAGATTCCATTTTCTTCGCTTTGCTCCAATCGTAATACAGTTCGAAGAATGGTTTGACTGGACCTATGAATACGCCTATCCCTTGAGTGAATCGAAACCGAAAACGACACTCTGCGGTCCGCATGGTTCTTAGTATGCTGTAAAACTTTTGACCTTCTTTGTATTTTACTTTGAGAAAATAATCAAAGTCTTTCGTAGAAATTCCATCGTCAGAACGTACGCCTAAGCTCACTTTCCAAGAATCAATCGTTTTTGTATTGGTTGTTTTTTGTACAGCTAAGACCGAAGGCATCATCGCTAATGCCATAGAGGCTATCAATAGTTTCTTCATCATTTTATTTTTCCTTTTGAGTTTTTTATATAAACCGTAGACATTGATTGTGCCGATGTCTACGGTTTATATAAAACAGTAAACATAGATAGTATTTAATAGCCGCTTATTATCTCACAGAGTGCCTGTTTTTCCAATAAGACAAACATTCATACAGAAGCTCAGCAATTAATTCTAAGCGGTCTTCTATCCCCTCAAGGGCTTCAATACCTGCACCTTCTCCAACACTTTTCAATCCCTCCATACCTGTGTTTTCTTGGATATCAGCCCATATGCTTTGTCGTTCTTTAGTTTTATGAGCACGCATCTTATCTAATCGAGCTTCAATTTCTTTCAATTTCTTTCTCCCCTTATTAATTAACGGTATCTGATCCTTCAACCACCGTGGGTTTATCTCGATATGTTTCATTATAATATTCTTTAAATATAGCCATAGCATCAATCACTGTTTGTCCAAAAGAAATTAACGCTTTTGCCGCATCACTAGTAAAGCGTCCGTGCATCAAATCCACTATCTGTTTCGAAACTTCATCCGAATCTTTAGAGTTAGTCATCCCTTTAATAATTAATCCCAGTAGTTGTTCATCGGGGTCTAATTGATTAAACAATTCTCCCTCAGTTTCTTTTATTTCCATTTAATATTCTCCTCAGTTAACCGTATTAGTGCCTTTTACAAGCTTAGAATTCTCACGATAACTATTTCTGTAGTATTGTTTAAACATACCAATTGAGTGACATACATTGTCCATCAGCATTAGCAAGCCTTTGGCTTCACTCTCAGTAAAATGAAAATTCATTAACTTACCTAACTCCTCTGCGACTTCATCAGACATATCTTTTTTATTCCATTGTTTCATCATCAGTGCTAGCAATTTATCAGCACCCGTTAATACGTCCAACATCTCATTTTGTAATTTGTCTACTGTTATCATTTTTAAATCCCTCCCCCTTTAATGGAGGGCATAGGCAAGCTCGTCACGAGACGATGGGAACTACCTGTCATCGCCCTGAATAAGCTTTAATCTAAGTGCCTATGCCCCTTGAACGCGATTTAAATACTCATTGTATTCAATTTCTTCCGATAGATTAGCAGTTAGAGAGCCAATATTGCTCAAATTTTCATCAATTTGCGTTACCAACTCATTTATCTCGTTTTGAAAATCCTTGTCCATTAACGTTACTCCTTTGTTTTATGAATAAATTGTTCTATCATTTTCTTTAGTTTTGGAAAATCTTCGTGAAGCTGCTCAACAATACGGTCAGAGTCATATTGCCAATCAGGCAGACGCTTTAACACTTTTTCAAATTCTTCTAACGCTCCCTCAATCATTTGAAAATCCTTGTCCATTAACGTTACTCTTTTGTTTTAACTTACCCTTTCAGAATATCAATGAATATTTATTATGTCAAGACTTCTTTACATTCCCTTTAATCCGGCTACGCTTCTTGTATTTCCTAGAATAGGTAGCTTCAGCAATAGGATGTGCAAAAAAAGGTTTGCCCTCTCTCCTGTCCTCCTCTATTTTTGCCGACTCTCGATATATCTCAGTAAACTGATCCACCTCAACAATAACTCCCAGTACCTTGCCGCGACGTTTAAGGAAAACCCAATTACCGCTATGACATACTTCGTTCACTACCTCCGACATTTCTGCTCTAAACTTCCCCATACTTAAATGAATCTCTGTTGGCTCTTTATCTACAAGAAAATGAGACGTGTCACATATCTCCTTAAAATCCTCTGCCCCAATCAACACAGCAAGAGGTCTATTCGGTGACATAAGAATGATACGATGGCTGCCATATCCCACCTGGTTTAGTACTTCCCCCAAAGTCTCTCTTAATTCCGTCAGTTTCATAAATCGCGTTATTGGCGCACTTCCCATATTCTTTTCTCCTATTTAATATTCAGTAAGTTCAGACAGTTTAACTGAAATAGGGATAATAATCAATCTCCGAAACGGGAATTCCCGGTTCGAACCCAATTCTCACAGATGCAAGTGTAACGATGTGGGATCGTTACATTAAAAATGTTATAAAACAATAACTTAAAAAATAATTTGTAATTATTCTCAAAATAAGAAATGCAAACAAGCCTTATAAAACAATAGGTTATCAATGTGTAACGATGTTACGATCTTATTCACCTAAAACCCCTGTAATATATAAATATAAATAAATAATATAAGTAAATACTTCTTTACATGCTTTCTATTTTTTTTATATTTCTATACCTTTTGAGTGTGAATAAGATCGTAACATCGTTACACATTGATAACCTATTGTTTTATAAAGACTTTCTCAAAGTGAGAATTAGTATAAATTTATCATAATCTATACTAAGTTACTGTTTTATAATAGTTTTTATGATACGATGTGAGGTCGTTACATTGGCATTTTATAGGGGATTATTGGCTATTAGAGCCTGAAAAGTAAAGAGAACTCTACAATACCGTTAACGGTCAGTTCATATGTAGAGTTTTCTTTACGTACAAAACTCTTTACAATCTGTTAATACGCCACTAATGGACTATTCATGATCGTAACATTCGGTAAAGAGTTTTGTACTTCTCTAGATATTATACGTAAAGGGTTCTTTACATCCTCCCTCAAATAAGCTATACTGATTAAGTGGGATAACAAAAACAAGGAAACCAAATAATGAAAGACAGTATAGAAAATCCTGAAATATTAAATATTGAGCTGCATCAAACACTCGAACAGACAGCACATGAATTCCATGAACAGTACGACGTTCCCGATCCTTTTAAGCACTTTATTTCTGATTTTTTAATGGAAATACACGCAGCTTATGTAAAGCTGCAAGTGCAAATTATTCAATTAAAAGGGAGAGAAAGCAAACCGATAAACCCTCCAAGGGTTAGAATTAGTTATGAGGAAGAACTATGCTATATATTGGACCGATTCAGTTTTGAAGCCATACAAAACTATCGATGGTTTTTAAATGACTCAGGCAGCACCTTACCGAATTTAGAACTGGGCAAGTTAAACGCATTATTAAGCACCCTTCAAAGTACCCTGGGTTTGTTCAATAAAATGTTTAGTATGACAAGAAAAGAGTACGACCCCTCCTTCCAGGAAGAAGTAAACGATAGCTTTGGGGCACTGATGTGCGAAAAACAATACGGAATCAGACCGGATAATAAGTAAAGAGCTCTTTACATCCTAAGCCAAAAGGGCTATACTTATTAAGTGGGATAAACAAAAACAAGGAGATAAAGAGATGGAAAACCAAAGCGAAGAAACTAAAAAAAGATATGAATGGTTAATTGAATTTTACAAATTTAATGAAACAATGGTACTTGAACTTAAAAAGCTAAAGAAAGAAGGGTGGAAAGCCTAGTAATGACCATCAATAAAGTATTTATCAATATACCCTTAAAACGCAGACCCATCCCCACGTTACTCAGTACGGACATGTCGCCAGAGAAACTGTTACAAATCATTGATGAACTGTTTGTTATGGCCTGTTCACTGTTTAAGGTAATGAAGGAAGGGGATATCAACCAGTACTTAGATGAACTTTTCGTAAAAGAAAAGGTTCAGCCAGGGGAAATAGAAAAACTTCAAGACGTTGTTTATCGAGCCTATAATCTGATGGGGTGCGCACGTCGATGTGCAATGACCATTCCGCTTGATAAAAAAGAACTGTCTGTTTTTATCAACATCGCTCGCCGTCAATTAAAACAACTGGCCAATCGATTAGATGAGCTGGAGGAAAACAATGAACCATGACTGGGAAAAACTTATTACAAAATCACTGGGGAAGGGAATAGCTTTAATACTAAACACACTATTAGCAGCGATGAAATGGGTATGTATTGCTTACATTTTTAAATGGGTACTAGGGATATAAGGAGAAAGACCATGGAATCTTTTAGTGAAGATTTTCAAACAATGTACGATGAAATAGACAGAGTAGTGGAAAAAATAGCACACAATTTTCTCTATAACTCAGGAGTTTCAGACGGACAGATAAATTACCTCTCACACATTATATGTAATCTAAAAGTAAACTGGACAGCACTTGAAAAATGCGTTGAAGATATATTAATTGAACTTAAAAAGGAGTAAAACCATGGAAACAGAAAAACTACATTATTATGTAATGACGAAAGAGTACACTATCTTAATGGACACCCACACACGCAATTACGATCAAGCGTTAGCCTATGCTAACCTCGTATTGCCAAACATTACTAAAGAAAACAACATACGCGACTACGTTATCGGAACGTGTCGGGAGATTACAGTATAGTGGACATAGATACCAGAGGGATTTTACAAAAACAATATGAACGTACTAAACCTGTAAGGGCATTTCAACTTCCCTGGGGATGCGAAAGAAAAGGAATAGACCAAGTATATGCCATTCTAAGAGATTTTGAAAAATGGGCGAGTCAGTGCGGTTTGTTGGGCGTTAACGCTTGTCCTTTTTCAGATAAAGAAACAGCGTATTGGTCCCTTGAGGAACACTTTAGAACTGAACTATACCAAATAGAAATAATTGTAAAAAAAGATTGTGAGCATACCGAAATGATTGCAAAACCTAACGATTGGGTAATATACGAATATAAAAAATGCTTTAGTGTTTTTACTGACGATGAATTTAAAAAACAGTATAAACAAAAAAGATGAAAAAGTCCCCTGGCGAACAATATTAGATGAACCAGAAAGAGAACACCATGAATGAAGACAATGACACGTTAACACAAGCAACTCATGATATTTTAGAAAACAGGACAGAAGCATGGGAGGTTTACGAAGGGCATCCCTACGATGTCGTTTTGAAAGCATTTGCATGCCTTTTTGAAGAACTGGAAAAACGGTTAAAAAGAGTTGAAGGTAGTATGAAAAAAAAACCACTCGTTCACTGGTCCTTAGAAGTGTCCCCTGTGCTGGACCGGCGAATAGATGAGATAGCAGAAGAATCAAACTCTACTAAGGAAAAAGTATTACAGAGAGCAATGATTTTGATAGATGTTGCCATGCAGGAACAGGAAAAGGGGAACCATTTGGCCATCGTGGACAAAGACGGCAAAATACTAAAAGACATTGTGGGCTTATGCGATGGCGATTAACCTAACCCTGGAATAATTAATCTTTCCGTTATCCCCGCTTTCGTGCGAATATAAAGCTCCTCACCGTTAGCCAATCGATCCATTAAAGAAACCGTAATGGAAAGTGCAGCACTCACTGCCTCCGCTTTATTGGCACAATGGAATTTTTCTTGTAGCTTTTCTGCATTTGTAATATCTCTTTCAGTTAACCCCATTGAGACTAACTTGCCACTCTTGGGTTTGCTGTTATCGAGAGGAGGGCTAACCTTCAAACAAGCGGCACATAGAGGATCGGCAACACACTCTGGTATCTGCGGGTCAAGCGTTTGGCATTTACTGCAAATTCGCGCACTCCGCAGATCAGGGTTCTCGTAGATATTACCCATTACATATATATCTTTCTTATCATAATCAACAAGGGGTTTTCCCACTGGATAACCAGGAGAATTGATACATAATCTAAGGCTCGAATTATAAGCATTGTAGGAAACAAAACTTTGTTCGGCGTAGGAGGCTCCTTGATAATTAAATTTAAAAAACTTCTGTACCCTGTCACTGGTAGCGAGAATAAACACAATATCACCTTCCCACATTTCTTTGTCATCAGCATCAAACACGTTAGTGCTAGCCATGTAATTACAGTCCTGAGGATACCCGGGGTTACCCGTGATATATTCCATCTTTTGTGGAATGGGATGCCAACATCGCCATTTCAGAGTGTCAATCAGCATTGTCTAGTACCTCTTTTTTTAGGGACTTATATACCTGCCTAGCCACAAAAAGCTTGACTAATTTTTACTCTATTTATTTTTAATAGTTTTCGGTTTTACAGGTGCATTTAATTGTAATATTTTATTCAGATACGGTAAGGCTTTTTTATCTCGTTTTGTAAAATATTTTGTCGATCTCTCAGGCATCCATATCTTAGCTACATGTTCTCTAAAAGCATGTAAATATTTTGCAGGATACATCTTAGCTTCTACTTCTCTTCCATCTTCATATTTATGCCAATAAGTAGGCATTTCGTCAGTATTAACGCCCTGATCCCTTAACCACTGCGCAAATATTAATCCTTGAGATATATCAGGAACCATATTACTAGGGAGGGTATACCCTTGTTGCTCTAAAGGAGCAATTAATACTAAAGTCATTTCTTGTAAGACAGAAAAATGATCTGCTGGGATGCGTCTCATATTTAGCATATATCGTTTTAAATGGTATGGTAGCTCACTTTTTGGTGTTTTCCCCGAAAGCCAATCAAATACCCATTTAGAAACAGCTACAGCAAATTTTGGAGAGGCCCATTGTCCAAGATTCATAGCTACTTGGGGATGAACCCATGTTCCTTGAAGATTTGGTACTCCACCCTTAATAACATGAACTAATCCCGAAACGCGTATACGCGTTTCGGAAGATAGTTCCTCTAAAAACGCCTTTGTTGCAGGAAGTCTATACCAATTGTTGAACACCCTATTGCACGCTCTACACATAGCCGTAGCATTTACATAGCCATCCTGAATTCTTTGGTAGATTATCTCACCTTCTTCTATGTGCTTAATAAGCGGGAATTCTAATTCTTGTTGCATATCTTCTTTCTCTATAGGAGATACGACAGCTTTTGTCAATTCTTCTAAGCTAGCCTTTATTGGTTTTATGGTTCTATCTTTAGCCATTGATTAACTCTTTATAACTGAGATACTTATTGTCCATTCTTTTAACAGTTGAACTGATAAAATCCATGGTGTTAAGGTGAGCGGTATTATGCCGAAAAGAGAACTCATTTACATAACGATGTAGATGTTTTTCGCTCATGTGGTGATATATTCCGCAATACCCTCTTTTCAACAACGCCCAAAAGCTTTCGATACCGTTAATGTGTGCTTGATCCCTAACATACTCACCTACTGAATGGTTTACTGTTTTGTGTTGGTAGCTATTCATTCCTTTATAGGAAGCAAATTCATCGGTTACAACCGTTGATCCAGCTTTCACATTCGCATAGATAAAACCTTGTAATGTTTTTGCCGTTGTATCCTTAATAGGTTTTGCTATTACTGTTCCGTGTTCGTCTAACATTCCAATAACGGGTATTTTCCCTACAGGGCCACGGCCTTGATTTAGTTTTTTATCAGCATGCTTGTTCTTTTCTTTACCACCTACGTAAGTTTCATCAACTTGAACATTCGAGCCAGTATCTCCGCCATTGTTCTTACTGTTGACCCACATTTCACGGATACGTTGAGCTAAAAACCACGCTGATTTTTGAGTAATTCCTAATTCTCTGGCCATTTGTGTGGAGGGAATGCCCTTGCGAGCTGTTGTCATCATATAGATAGCCATCAACCATTTATGAAGTGGCAATTTAGACGCTTCGAGTATGGTTCCCGTACGCACGCTGAAATGCTTTCTACACGTTTTACAACGATAAGCCATTGGTTTATGGTCTTTGCACTCTGATATATGGACGCTTCCACAATGGCCACAAATGGGATTGCTATTCCAAAGTTTTTGTTCAAAATATAGCCGAGCTGCATTTTCATTAGGGAATTGTTGAAAGAATTTGTATAGACTAATGGTTTCCGGTTTTGGCATGTTACTTCCTTTTGCTATAGAAGTATATTAGCCAATTTTTCAGAATTAGTCAAGCTTTTTGTGGCTAGGCAGGTATATAAGTCCCTTTTTTTAATCGTCTACTTCATCCGCCACACGCCAACTGTGGCCCTCTCGAATAACCCATTGGCCTATGCGCACTTTTAAGCACTCCACTCGTTGTAGATTTCTAGGAGTCCAGATAAAGTTACAATACCCATCGTAGTATGAACTGTAAGACCACGTACCCTCGTCAAAGGTTCCGTTCAGCTTTGCTAATTCCTGCATAGTACTTATATCAAAGTCATTTCTCGTTGGAATCTGAAATGCTTTAGTAGCATCGCCTTTGAGTTTGCTGTTAATTTCTTTCAGACACTCAGCGCAAAGAAAAGCAGTCAGTGTGTACGCAATTGGAATCTTTGGATTAAGGGTGTGACACTGAGTGCAAATCGTCACAGTAAGTAGGTCGGGATGCTCATAGATGTTGCCGACCACGTGTCGCTGTTCTTTATCAAAACAAACAAGGTCTTCCCCTTCTGAATCTTTAGGAGTATTGAACCATATTCTAATGCTCGTATGATTGGGATCGTAAGAGATTGAACCTCGACGACAATAGCATTTTCCTTCATAATTGAATTTAAGATGGTCCACAGTTCTATCGGTAGTAAGAATAAAAACAATATCACTTTCCCATATCTCTTTATCATTGGCATCAAACAAACCCGTGTTGGCCATGTAAGGGACATCCTCCTGCTTATAAGCCGTGCCCCACCCCAATGTATATTCCATCTTTTGTGGAATGGGATGCCAACATCGCCATTTCAGAGTGTCAATCAGCATTGTCTAGTACCTCTCTACACACTTCTTCATGCGATATTGTTTTCTGGGGATGTTTTTCCATTTCTTCGAGTGCTTTGTCTGCCTGTCTTATATCGTCTATATCCTCGAAACCATCCATTAATTCAAAAAAGTTAGTAATCACATGCTGAGCAAATTCGCTTTCGGATATTTTATAATGATTGCATATTTTTTGTAAGTCTTCTTCGTCTTCCTCAGAAAGTTCAATCGTTAAGGTCTTCATCCTTTTTCTCCTTTTTAATAAGTTCATAGTTTTTTCTAAAAACCTCATCAGCTATAATAGAAACTGTTCCATTATCAAGGATCATCCACTCGGATACCTCAACAAGACCGTCCGATAAAAATATGTGCCATTCGTCTATCTCAAATTTTTTAAGATTACTATCCAGTGCCCATTTAAGGAAAAGTGTTGCCTCTCCTTTGGTTCTTTCCTTTGCTTGAAAAGCATTTATGATGTGTTTATAGCGGTATTGAGACATATTATTTATTCCTCTTATCTATGTCGTCCGGTAAATTGTATTTTTCTTTAATCATATCAACGAGAAACTGTCTTACTATTTCAGGGTCCATTTTCTTCAAGACTGTTTTTAATGGTTTTGATAAAGTAAGCATGATCGGATTATCAATATCACTTTCAATCGTCATATTATTGTCCTTTCTTTTCATATTTTGAAAGGATGGTTTTAATCCCTTCCTGCACATAATGCCCCATGGGTACGTTCGTCTTTTTAGATAAGCGTTTGAGTCGTTTTTTAAGCGACTCAGGAACTCTTATCGTAAGTTTTGATACAGTACCCATAGCTTTTTTCTTAGTGACTACTTCCTTAGCAGCTGCTTCTTCTTTAAGGACTGCCTTTACCGCTTTAACGGCCTGTCTGCGTGTTACCTTACCCACTCTAGGCGGTCGAAGGATTTTAGTTGCTCTCTCCGTTGTTTTCTTCTTCTTGGTATTCATAGTTATTCTCCTTTTTAAGATGTAGTATATTAATAATTTCACTCTGTAAAATATCCAGTATAAAATGCAATAATGACATTCCCTTTTTGTCAGCGGCTTTTTCTAAGAAAAATTTAAACTTCGTATTCATCTCTACAGATAACTTTTCAATTTCAATAAGCTGAGGTGTGGCATCTGAAAAACTGATTCGGTGCATTGGGTGGCAATCCAGCTTATAATCTTCTCGGTAAACTTTCTGAAAATAAGTATGTGTCATTTTTTTAAAATGTGTAAGAAGGTCTCCGTATTCCATTTCCTGTTTATACGCTACAATCCAATCTCCAGGGAAAACCTTAACAGTCCCTTCTATAACAACGTTGGTAAGATTTACTTCAAAACCTTCTAGGCCCACCTTTTGTGCCCATTCTATAAAGGGTACGAGATCAAAATTATCTTCCGGTGGAATTTGAAACGCTTCAACAACTTCTATATATTTCATTCATCCTCCAACAATCCCGCCACTTTAGCCTTGGGGTAATTTTCATATTCATCAATGTAATTATTAATAACTTCCAATATACATTCTTTATAATTTAACCCCTTAAGCTGACCACTATACTTATCTGCAATTAATTTTATTCTCTTTAAAAGCAGTAAAGGAATGGGTATATTAACATCGGGCATTACTCATCGCCCTCACCTTCATTTTTTTCTTTCGCTAATAATACTGTTCTTACTACGGGTTTGTCGGCTCTATCCGGTTCGTCCTCTTTCTCTCCCTCCTCGTCTTCAAGAAGTGAACGTTTATACGTATTAAAATCATCTAACGGTTCAAAAAAATCATACAATTCATCGATTCCGTTACTCAAAATAGTGAACATCAATTCAGGAACCGTCAAATTCATTTTACGAGCTCGCGTTTCTAAGTGCTGTGCAAGATTATTATTATAAGGAATTTCTGTTATTAGTATTCCACAAATAGTTAATGTGCGTTTTAATTCCTCTTTTTCTAGTATTTTTTCAAGTTTTTCAGTTAATGTTTCGATTGAATCGCTGTCGGTAGCACATTCCTCTTTTTTAATATGAAGGTCCGAGTAACAAACAATTTGATCCGGCTCTTTTTTTTCACCTAGATTTGATAGTTTAGCTGCCCGTAAGGGGGTTTTTTCTATTTCATTCATTCTATATTACTCCCGTAATGCTTCATTCAGATAGATATTCAACGGTTAACCAGAAACCCAAAAAAAAAGCAATAGTCATTAGTAAAAACCCCCCTAGCCACCAGGGGTTTACGCGCAGAACATCTGAAAATTTAACAACAACCCATCCAAGGAAGGTCATAATGGCTACAGCCAACAGGCTACAAAAAAAGGCTTTACTGAAGTTTTTTACAAGTTCTTTGCGTGTCATTTTTTTTTGCATCCCTTTTTTTTGCAGCAACCCATTGATAGTATGGCACTAAGGAATAATTGTCAACAACCTTTTACAAGTCACTCCTAGCTACCCCCCTAGCTTGCAACCTAGCTACTTTGACCATTGAAAACAAAGGACTTTTTCTTATAATTAGCCAGTCCTTTTTAAAGCACTAGCTTATAAAAGATTGTTGACAATTATTACTTACCTGCCATACTGAGACCGGAATTAAGCTAAAAGGAGATTGTGATGAAGGCTCAAAAAACAGAAGACCTAGAAGATATAGAAGGCACAACAGGCAGCGGGAATGTTTTTAAGGACATGGGTTTCCCAGATGCTGATGAACGCTTAGCCAAAGCAAGATTAGCTATGCGCATTAACGGCATTCTTGAACAAAGAAAATTGAGCAAAGTCAAAGCGGCAAAAACTCTTGAAATAAACCAGACACAATTATTCGATTTAATGAACGGCAGGTTAAGTGGCTTTCCTATGAAAAGACTGCTTCATTTCTTAAGGCGACTAAATCAAGATATAGACATGAAGATTAGCATTAAAGCTAGGCGTGGCCGACCAACGACGCACGGTAAGTTAGAAGCAACGATTAACTGAGACACTACCCTATTTTTCATGATTTCTTTAACGCAATCCCTCGAACGCACCGAGTTATTTTCCCGTGGTCTCGTCGAGACACATTAAAATCAAGTCCTGGAAAATAGGTTGTCATGGAGTAACTGAAACTCTTACGACTTTTCACCTTCGTCATGCCACTGGCCAAAGACCAAGACACATACTTATCGTATAGTTCTTCCTTGCTGGTCATTGCGTCCCCCTTCAGCTCACAGCACTCATCAAAAAATGCCCTAAGCGGTTGTGTCCAGTTTTGCAACAGCTTCTTATGCTCTAAGCTACTGGGTGCTTCCATAATGCGCTGCTGATCCCACACACGCTTTAAACCGGCTAATATCCAATTAAATATACCACTCAACTCTGTTTTTAAACGGTTTAACAGATTCACGTCTTCTTTGCCGAGAAAGCTTTTACCGAACGGAAAAACAACGAAGCGAGTGGCCAACGCCCCCGAGTGGTCAAAGAGATTAGGAAACTCATTGCACACAATGTTAATTTTTTGCGTTCCTTCAATGATAAGATCGCTTTTGTATTTGCGTGAGATATCAATGCTGTCCCCTCCGCTGATGGTTTTGAGCACATCCACAACACGGGCCGCCTTACGGCTATCCGTGGCACGCGCTTCAGGAATCAGAATAATGTATTTATTAACGATACCGGCCAGTCCAAAGTGCTCCGACGGTTTATCAAGGGAGACGGTACAGCTTAACCCTTTAGTGACGCACTCTTGCAGTATCCTTATGATGATGGATTTACCGGCTCGTGGTGCACCCACAAACACACCAATCTTTTGTAGGAAGTTACCCTTGAGCAAACAATACCCCATCCATTGTTGAAGTTGAAATATTAATGCATCGTCGTTTTCCCATATGGATCGTAAGAATCCCAACCACCTAGGACACTCGGCTTGAATGTTTAAATCAAATATTCCTACGTCGTAACAAAATAAGCTAGCACAATAAGTTATGAAGCAATTTTCATTCTTAACATAGGCTTCTGGCAAAAATAGACCATTCTGTAGAGGAATTGCCGAGGTGTTAAAGTGGGTGACAAAAAACTCAGGCTGATTATAGGATAAAATACAAGGATTAATTAAATTGACTTGTTTAATGTACTTATATAAACCTTTAAGTCCTAGTTCAATTGTGGTCTGCTTAATGTCGTGATGTTGTAATTGCCGTTGATAGCGGGTTTTTAATAGCTCCCACGGCAACATTATCCATTTCGCTAATGAAGAACTGAACGAGTAACAGTTATCTTTATCGTCCATTAATAGACCTTCGGGATAATTTTGATTAAGAAAACAAGAATTATTTAAGGTGGTGTCTTTATCAGTATAGGGAATCACCACGGGTGGATTATCCACCGGCACTAAAGCGTGTGAGGTGTTTGGAGACGACGCACCGTCCACTGCTGTAAGCCCTGCCATGGCAGGTAATACGTAACTGGCGGCGTTAAAATTGGCTTGCTTCGCCAAGTGCATAAGATGGCCTGCGGTAGCCAGTGATTCATTTTGGTCAGTGACCGTTGACCATTTTTGGGCAATCTGTTCTTGTTGCCCTTCGTAGTGTGGGTCTTTCATGGACCACTCAACAAAATGCGCCAGCATCACCGGATCGCCTCCTGTGGCGTGATGGCAACTGAACATGAGAGTCAACCACTCGTCGTAGTTACTGAAATTGATAGGATCAAGTATGTTCAGTAAGGCATTAACGTGTTCAGGACTGTATCTTGTAGTATTGGCGGTTTTTTTAGCACCTGCATAGCGCAATTTTTGTACCAGGGCATCGGGCAACGAAGGAAGTGCGGTTAAATCACCCTTGTTATGCCAGGTATAATGCGTGCCGTTTGGGTGCAAACTGCCCGAAATCACTACATACGACTTACCACTGTGCAACCAATCCACCCCTGGGAATTCTTTTATCTTTTTTCTTAATCGCACATCTTGAGGTACAGAGGCATAGATATGACAGCCCCCGCTACCCGTAATAACAGATGGATAGGTATTCAAAAGATCAAAGCCTATTAATTTACAAATGACTTCATAACTGTTAATTCCCTTTTTATAACCCCGTGGATCGAAATCAATCACAATCTGCCCTGGCGGGACCACGTAGCCTAAGTTACAACCGGATTTAATCGCTTCGATTAATTCATCAAAAGGATACTGTTTATTTTTATACCCTAGATCACGAGGACGTTTGGCAAGTTGGTGATTTTTTTCAGTATGAGGATCAATTAAGGGGAACAAAGAATAATTAGCATTAAAATAGGGTTCAATATCTTCTACACGTACTTGTAGTTTATCGGGCATCGTCGCCTACGTTCCTTGTTAAACCGTAAATAACTTAAAGGGGGGTTCAAGGCTAGAGACTTACGAATATGTTGTCAACAATTACAAACGGGGATGAGAGAGCAGGACGCTACAAGGAAGATAGGATACATAAATGCTGAACAATAAAACATCTAATAAAAAACCTGCTCTCCATACCATTCCAACACGGATTGATGTACTTGTCAATACTATTAAGTTTCATTGTTTCACTTAGTGAAGCTGTCGTGAAACTTTTGAATGTAAAAAACTCTTGACATCTGTTCCAAAAGAGCCATACTGAAATAGACTCAAAAACAAGGAGAGTTGGAAATGAATGACAAAACAATTGTAATCGATAACCCCACTATAGAAATAGGTGGAGAAATTATAAAGATTGAAGGCTGTGAACTTGATTCTACCTTTCTACCCCATTTAAATGATAGAGCCATTATAAATATTGAATTAGCATTCGATCTTTTCGATGTAGCACATGTTTCAGAAGACATAATTTTGTGCATAGAACGTTATATCAAAGAAAAAAAACGCCCAAACGCTTTCTTATATTCTATGTTAAGCAATAATTTATATCAGGCATATTGCTCTGCCAATGGGAAACAGTTATTTGCTATTCCCGCTATTCTTCACTATCTCGCAACAAAGGTGTCCGAGGAATATTGGGGATCACCAGAGAAAGTAGAAAAATGGTTACACGAAGGGCCAGAAGATGGAAAATAAGGTAACAAAAAATAGGGTTCACAAACCGCAATTTGATCGTAAGTACATCACTGGGTTACTTCAGGATATGGAAGGTATGTGTATGCTAATACAATCAATTATTGAGAGTACTCAATTTCGGTCTTCATCCTCAGAAAATAAAGACAAAATACTTACTAAATACTGCGTTCAATTTACCTATTTAGCAGAAAGAATTGACCACACACTACTTAACTTGTTAACTTGATAGTGAAGTTAGACTATGAATCTAAGTGACGTACTAAGACCCTCTAGTGCCCACCGTTGGTTAAAATGCACAGGCTCTGTTGAGTTGACATTAAAACTCACACCAGATTACCTGGCCTCTTTAACCAACGCAGCAGCCAAAGAAGGGCAACGGTTACATGAAAGAGCAGCAGACGTGCTCACGAATAATATGACACTGGAAACTATTTCAGATGATGACAAGATACTAATACAACCCTATATCGACTACATAAACCACTACATAGATACTTATATTTCAGAACGGATTAGGTTAACTCCTCATCGATCTCAAAAGAGCATTCACGATAATCCAATACTTAATACATTTGGTTATGTTAATACGAATGATAACGACGAGCCTACGACAATGTGTGTGCTCGAAACACGTGTAAAAAAAACTTATTCCGATATAGAAATAGGCGGAACACCAGACTTTGCAAGCTGTCATACCAATGATACAGGCGTAACATACGTAACGATTGCCGATTTAAAAACTGGACAAATACCTGTACCTGTTATTGATAATGCTCAATTAAAATTATACGCGCTTTTATTTCTCAATTTCTTCAACTTTGTAAACCCCAAAACAAAACCATATTATATTAACTTTATGATTGCGCAAGCCAAATGCGAAGGTATAACAGAAGACCAAATAACCTATCAATCCTTAAAAGAATGGGAACAAGATACCGTAATCCCCGTATTAGAACAGATTAAAAATAAAAACTATACCTACAATCTAGGGGATCATTGCACCTATTGTCCAGCGCGTGCAATATGTCCTGAGCAGGAAAAGCAATTCAAAGCCGTACAATCCCAAACCAAAGAGATGATCAATGCCACCAATTTAGATTACCTTTTCTGGGTCGCAGAGAAAGAAAAAGAAGTTACTGACTATATAAAAACAGTCAAAGATTTCTTGATTCATGGCTTAACCAACAACACCATTAAGAGTAGTACTTATGCACTCACGCCGAAATTTGGTTATGCTAGATGGACCATAGACAGTGACAAAGTGATGGCTTGGATGGTAGAACGGGGAATTGATCCTATCATAAAAAAATTAATATCCCCTGCACAAGCTAAAAAAGAACTTATAGGGAATCTCCCTGCAAATATGACCGAACGCCCTTGCATTGGTTACAAGATTGAAAATTCACAAAAATTAGTTAATAAAGTGTTTAGTAAGATTGAAAAATGACAATAGATTATACCTTTTCTCCTCTTACAGTCTGCCCTAAATGTTCAAGGGTATTTAACATGAAAAAATGTATGTATTGCCCTAAGTGTGGACTAAAGGCAGTCATATAAAATGAAATATAAAACACATAGAAAGTTTGGAAAATTTCGATGTAAATGCTATGGCTGTAGTGACTTTCGCATTGGCCTTCTTATATTCACTTTTATGCCTGGAGTACTTTTTTTATACCCCTTTATAATAGCCCTACTAAACGCCCTAATAAACCTTATCTAAAATGATTGACAAAATGTAAATCCTTGTTTACTCTCTTTAACCCCTAATTTATAAGTTAAAGAGGAAATACAATGACTCAACCTGCTCATAATCAAACCGATCCAAAAAAATACTTAACCACTCCCGAATTTAGAATTTCATACCCTTATCTTTTTGTTCCCCGTCCTCCCATGAACCCAAACGATAAAGCAGCTTTCGCTATGATGATGCTGTTTTCAAAAGAATGTCAAAGAATGCCTGAAGTTTTTCAACTGGTCATTAATGCCCTACCTTCTGGTTATACCGTTGATAATTTACCCCCTGGTTTTAAATGGCCCATTAAAGACGGCGATACGCTCATTAACGAAAAAACAGGCGTCCCTTTTAAAGATACCAACCCTGAAATGATTGGCCATTGGGTTGTTAAAGCAAAAACAAACTGGGCCGTTCCTATTGTGGATCGAGATTTAATCCCCATTGCAATAGAAAACGCAAATCAAATATATCCTGGATGTTACTGCCGCGCTCAAATTACTGCGTCTTATTATAACAATGTACAACGTGGAATCGGTATATATTTTAGCATGGTACAAAAGACCAATGAAGGTAAGCAATTAGGTGACCGTCCTGACGCATTGAAAGTATTTGCTGAACCATTGGCCACACAAGATGAAGCTGTAAAACCGCAAGCAGAACAGGCCGATGTTGCGCAGCAATATGCACCTCCGGTAACGCAACCTCCTGTTGCTACTCAACCTCCTGTTGCTACTCAACCTCCTGTTGCTACTCAACCTCCTGTTGCTACTCAACCTCCTGTTGCTACTCAACCTCCTGTTGCTACTCAACCTCCTGTTGCCCAAGGTGCTCCGGTGGGAAGTGAAAATGCAGGTGTGTTGGACGCATTGAAAAAGGCACAATAATAAATAATGAAGCTCTACGTCCTTGATATTGAAACACGTTCAGAAATTGATTTATCTAAGTGCGGCATACGTAACTATGCAACACATGATTCAACGGATGTTTTGTGTCTGTGGATATACGATGTGGCTAACAAAAAGTTTTATCCATGGCATAGAACCATTGAAAGCCATACCGAAGAAGAAAGAGTACAATACGATTCGGATGAAGAATTAAAAAGTATTCTAAAAAATGTTAATTTTAAAGATGCACTTTTTATTGTACACAACAGATCATTTGAAGAAAATATCTGGTATGAAATTCTGTATAAAAAATACTGTTTCCCTAAGATAGAACAGACTCAATGGTTTTGTACCATGGCACAGGCTGCATTTAATGGCCTCCCTCAAAGCTTAGAGCAGTTAAGTTTACTTCTTAAATGCACTCATACAAAAGATAAAAAAGGTCATACACAAATGCTTAAAATGTGTAAACCAAGGAAGCCCACTAAAAACAATCCAGCAAAATGGGTAGAAACCTATGAAGATGTAAAAATCTTAAGTGAGTATTGTATGCAAGACGTACGTACTGACTACGAGTGTTTCAAACGAATGCCCATGATGACACCATCAGAATATGCAGTATGGCTGTTGGATCAAAAAATTAATCGAATGGGTGTCCCTGTGGATGTACCCTTTATTCAGGGGGCTACTCAATTAATTGAAACGCTAAAAAAAAGAACCGACGCACGTTTAAAAGAAATAACCGAAGGGTACGTATCAACCGGAAAACAACAAGCGGCGATGGTCAAGTATTTTAATCTGCATAATATTCCTATTAAAGATTCAACCCGTGAAACAATGCAAAATTTGTTAACATCAAATGTTGTCCTTGAGTCTAAATATAAAGATACCTGGTTAGAAATTATTAATATTCGATTAGGCGCACTCTATACCAGTTTGGCAAAATACGAAAAGATGAAACAAAGCGTTACGCCCAATGGAAGAATACATTACAACTTCAATTACTATGGCGCATCAACGGGCCGCTGGGCAGGCCGTGGAGTGCAATTACAGAATCTTCCCAGAGGTGAAGTAAACATAGATGAGCATACTTATCAGGAAGAAATTAAAAATAAATTAACACTTGATAAAAACTTCCAAAAAGAAGTGATTACCAATCTTACGAGTCCCAAAGTAACAGAAGCTTATCCCTATACTTGTAAATTGTATGCAGCGAGTATCAGACACACCATTAATACAATGAGTGAACCTGACACACTTTTTTTCGATGGTGATCTTTCTAATATTGAAGCGCGTATATTGTTGTGGATATCAAAAGATCAACTCCACTTAGACGACTATCGACAAGGAAAAGACATCTACAAACAATTTGCCGCTTCTGTTTATAATGTATTGATTAATGAAATAACCGAAGAACAACGCCGATTGGGTAAAACGGCGATTCTTGGGTTAGGTTTTGGAATGGGTGCTGATAAATTCATGAGAACAGCTAAAAATTATGGCATCACCCTTTCTCTCCCAGAAGCAACTAAAATTAAAAACATTTATCGTCAAACGTTTACTGCTGTTGTACAAGCGTGGGCCGTGACAGGGCGTTCTGCAATCGAAGCGTTAACCACGAGGAACATAATAGTTGATTTTACAGGAATTCGATGGGAGTATAAGCAACTTAATTCAACGCCTTTTTTGTGTTGTACGTTACCATCAGAACGTGAAATTAAATACCCCTTTCCTCAGATGGTTAATAATGATTTATATTATAGTACCGTCAGTCCTTATGCTAAAAAATCCGAAAATGTAAAAACCTACGGCGCAAAATTAGTTGAGAATATAGTACAAGGCATTGGGCGAGATATCCTGGTTGAGGCCATGTTGCGACTGGATAGCAATGGGTATAAAATAATATTGACTGCTCACGATGAAATACTATGTCAAGTCAACAAACACGGCTCAGACTTAAATAAGTTTCTGGCATTAATGAAACAAACGCCGGAGTGGTGTTCTGACTTACCGATAGAAGTGAGTGGGTGGGAAGGGCAATTTTATAAGAAGGATTAATAAGGTCTCGAATGTCATACCATGAAATTACTTATAAGTGTATCTCTTGTCCTGCTACTTTCCATTCGCCAACTAGTCAGATACCTTTTACTTCTTTCAGAGCATTCAATTCCAATGCGTATATATGTGATGCGTGCAACATCTATCCTTCTACAATAATATCGTGCTATTCCTGTTTACAAGAAATTCCTTTTTATTTTCAAGCCCCTCAATGTGAAATAGATGAAGTGCTAGAAAAAATGAACTATCTATGCGAAAACTGCATCGATTATAAAAAAACAATATTCTATGGAAAAAGCTATTTTAATGGAAAAATAGTTGAAAACGATGGGATCTTTATTCAAAAAGATAAACTATTAGCAGACTACTATGTTAGAGAGTTACCTAGAGAAACAGATTGTTGAATACGCTAAGTATCATGGTTGGTGGGTGTCCAAGATGATCGATGCGTCGTGTCGCGGTGCACCGGATAGACGCATGATTTGGCCCAAGACAGGGTTAACAGTCCATGTTGAAATCAAACAACCAGGGGGTAGACTTTCTAAAGTGCAAAAAGAATATCACAAAAAATTAAAAAAACATCATCAAATAGTATGGACGGTCGATAGTATGGCTTTATTTATTAAAAAATTAAAAGGACTGGAATTGTGAGTAAATACCGTAAAAAACTTATTGAAAAAGACGAAATTAATCTGGATGGCCACCCCTTATTGGATGGAGTACGAGCTAAATTCGGCGATGAATATTGTAAAAAACAGATAAAAGCATTATTAGATGATTCTCGCGAGCATGGTAACAACTCAGGAATGTTTGTCTCCCTAATGGGGATTATTCTTATACCTGTAGGTGCTTTAATCGGTTTTGTTATTTGTCAATTACTAAAATAGTGAGCATTTAATATGAATAAACTAAAACAACTTTTAATGCAACCGAAAATGCTAAAAAAGATACAAATCATCCTTAAAAATACACTGGCTGTTGCCATCGTCGTAGAGGTTATCTGTATCGGAATCGTAATCATTGAATTCATTGTAGCGTAGGGACTGCATAATGGACTTTGACCAAGCACTTATATCAACAGCGTATTATTATCCCATTATTTACTGGTGGTTAGCTTTTATATTTATATTATCTCAGATAGACAGCGATCCTGAAAATGGCTGTCATGCCTTACATATCTGTACGAGAGTCTTTATCTGTATATCAATCGCTTTCTTATGTATTTGTATCGGACGCATTCTTTCCCTTCTAATACATATACAATGTTAAAACTTCACTCCTACCAAAAAGACTTAGTGGACTACATCGAAGAAAAAGGGAACGTAGGGCTTTTCTTAGAACCTGGTTTAGGTAAAACACTTATAACTTTGGCGTATATACTGAGACAAAAGCTACAAAACATTCCGTTTAAGGTATTGATTATTGCCCCTTTGCGCGTTATCTATGCGACATGGCCCTCTGAAATAAAGCGATGGGCTCCTTTTTCCATTTTATCTTATGAAATCCTGCATCAAAAGAATTCTTTCAAAGTAGGACCAGAAAACATTTCCTTGATCAATCCCGATGGGCTCACTAAATTTTTTAAACACAATCCACATCAATTGTTTGATCTATTGGTTGTAGATGAATCCACGCTGTTTAAATCTCCTTCTACCAAACGATTTAAAGTATTGAAAAAGCATCTACGAAATTTTAAACAACGCATTATACTAACGGGCACACCCATACCGAACGGCTATCTTAATTTGTGGAGTCAAATATACATACTGGATGAAGGGAAAACATTGGAAAAATCTTATACTCAATATAAGAAAATCTATTTTTATTCTGACTACATGGGATATGTATGGACGTTAAGAGCAGGATATGAAAAACTAATACAAAATAAACTAACACATTGCGTCTCTCTAAAGGCGAAAAACCTAGTTGATTTACCGGATCGTATTGATCGAATTGAACACAGTCAATTGCCAAACAAACACTTTAGCCAATACGAACAACTTCGAAAAGATTTTGTCCTTGAACTTGAAAATAAAACCCTCATTGCCCCTAATGTATTGGTCAAGCTGATTAAATGCCAACAGTTTTCAAATGGGTGTATCTACGATGAGGATAAGAATAAAATAGAAATCCATACAGAAAAAATAGAAGCTCTTCTTCAACTGCTTGAAAATCTAGGAGGTGAAAGCGTTCTGATCTTCTATACGTTTAATTCTGATTTGTATCTACTTCAAAAATATCTAAAGGATTGTACCCTTACGATTCTCTGTGGAAAAACCAGTCCAAAAGAGACGCAGCGCATCATTGAACATTGGAATAGCCAGAAAATAAACATTCTATGTGCTCAACCAAGTGCAATGGCCCACGGATTAAACCTACAGCAAGGAGGACATCACGTTATCTGGTTTGGGCTGACTTACAATTTAGAAACCTATCAACAGGCCAATGCTCGTATCTATCGTCAATACCAAAAAGAAAACGTAATCGTTCACCATCTATTAATGCGAGGAACCATTGACGAAACCATTTATAGAATACTAGCCAATAAGGAGATCACTCAGCATACCTTTATGGATACATTGAAAAAAACGTTTGTTTATTAACGATCTGGGTCTATATAGGTATGTTTTAAAGCACACCTATCAAATAACACATTTTGTTCTTGGGTAACATCTAAGTATGAAAAACTAAAATCACAATATGAAAAATCTGTTTCAAAAGTTATTTCAGGATCTCCAAGGCTAGCATGTCTAAAATTACAATGGTAGAATATAGCTCCGCGTAGCTGCGCATTGTCTAAACGCGCATAACTAAAATTACACCCATGAAATTGAGCTGAATTAAGAACTGATCTCTCTAAATTAGCATACGATAAATCTAAATTATTTAAAGTAAAGGAATGATCTATTATTGCCTGTTTACCGCACTTTGGGTCTATTAACCACTTTTCATGTTCTTCTATTATCTTATTAATTTCATATTGTTGAGGGCCCATTCTTTAATCTTCCGGAAAAAAGGAAGCACCACTAGACCTAAGAGCCTCTTGGGTATTTTCTTCTAAACTTTTTATAGTTAAACTTAAATGGAAGTGGAGATGAACGGCTGTTTCCATATTTAAAACTTTGTTTAGTACTCTAACTAACATTCTAGGAGATGTCTGCACACCGACAAAAACATATCCAGGGGTATTATGTTTTTTTAATAGTTCCTCTAATTCTTTTTTAAAATCATTATCGTCTAGCATCTCTAATCTTCCTTTATAACGTGTAAGTTAACTTTTGGACTTACGAAATTACGATATCCGATTTCCATTTGCCGTAGCATTAAGTGCAATTGAGTATAGATCAAATTAAATTCTTGAAAATTCACAGTAACAACGCAGCTTTCAATGTTACCAGTATCACTAGCCACCCCAACGAAAACACTGCTCTTAAGGTTGTATTTTTGTAATAGTGTCTCTAATTCCTTTTCAAATTCAGTATTATTCATCTAACCACTCCAATCTTCGGTAATTTTTCTTTCATCGCAAATATTACTTTTAGAAGTAATTAAAGCGCAATGTCCGCCGTAAAAACTCCCTGCACTATTTCTATAAATTATAGAGGCATCCCCTCTAGTGGTTTTTATAGCATAACCGAATATCTCATCTTTATTTTCTTCGGTTTTTTTAATATCCTCTGTAGATATGCACCTGACTGCTAAGACAACGGCATCTAAAAGAAAGGCTACGCCTTCTATATCTTCAAACCAACTGTCAGAACAGCCACTTTCATCAAGTAGGTACACCAAATCGCCCCCATCTGTCCACTCTAACTCACCTCCATTAGCTTCTGATGCTCTAAAAGTGGGAGACGTTTTAAAGCGTAAACATTGCTGATCTTCACTGAGATATATCTTTGTAATGAATTTTCCTACCAGCTCGTGCATTACCTACTCTTTTTATATTTATAACAAGACTATGTTAGTCAATCTAACTTAAGATGTAAAGAGTTTTTTACTTAGGGAGAAGATAGGCGAGGGTATAGATCAATTCGAAGCTCAGAGGCATCAAGACCTAATATATCGGCCAAAGGCAGAACGTAGGCGGGACTGACCCCGTATTTACTTGTCTTGCGCCAGAAATAATAGAGCTGTCGACTTATTCCCATAGTTTTAAAAAAAACTGCCTTGGTTCCGCAGTGGTCAATACCACGTTGCAATTCAGCAAGTGAACGTTCCCTAATTTCTTTCGGACTGTGGGTTTCAAGTTCCATGGTTCGTGTATATCCTTTTTTATGTGTTTCTTTAGAATGGTTTTAATTTTTAATCTCTCAGCAACATACACGTCAGAAAGCGTTGGCTTATCCTTTATTTCCATAGCGATATCTGATTCATTATATTATAAAGGGTGTGATAAGTAAATAGAATTTTACATCGTAAAAAAAAGAACGCCAAAGTTTCACCCTTGACGTTCCGATTGCATACCAGTACATGACCTTCAATATCAATAATTGGAGAATTAATGAAAAAAACAAAAGGCCATATCCAATATAAAACCATTCTATTAAGACAAGGTTAGAATGTCAAGTATTCTTTCCCATCAAAATAGTTTTAATCTGTGACCCATGGCTTGAACCAAAATAATAGGTAATGGACGATATCCAAGCACCTCCTAAACTCCCTATCATCACATCCACGATTTCCCGATGGGTAGATGGGAGAGAGAGGAACAGCATGGCAGCAAAACACCCAAAGAAGCCCACTGTCAGCAAAATAGAAAGGATGGCTGGTATTTTATCTTTCACGACTATTTCACGCTGACGAGCACTGTCTCGATCTAAGGACGCTATTTTCTTCTCAGACAATCCAATTTGGGCCATCTCTTTTTTAAATTCAGTGTCCAGTTTTTTCATGCTCAACAGCATGGAAGGGGAGGCATTGAGTAAGGTATCCTCTAAGCTTTCATCCGATGCGTTTTCATCGCCTAAGAGAACCTTTTTAATGGCAGTCGCTGCCATGCCGCCCAACGGACCGCCTAGCATGGTTCCCAAGAAAGGAGCCACTGAGCCGACTATTTTTTTAATACTTTCCCACACAACTATTTATCTCCTGGCTCTCTTTTATAAAGAGGAACAAAAGGTCTCATCATTGGCAACCCCATATCTCTAAGTTCCTTTTCAGTTTTAAGAAATTTATCATACTCACCTATTTCATAGGCTAAGGTAATGTTATCTTCTTTTGCGCCTGTGAAAAAATCAATCATACTTTTACGAGCAGTATGCCCATCAAATACCCTAATCTCTCTTACTGCGTTTAAATTAATCAACCCATATGAAGACGATATGTCATCAAAACTATAGTCAAACCGAAACCAATTTTTCATTATTTCTCCTTTTGTTAAAGTGGTCGGATGTGGGAGTTGCACCCACATTACTGGCTATGCCTGCACTTACTCGTTAGATGAATCCGACCTTATCTGTATTTCCTTTTTACGTCGATACGGGGAATCGAACCCTGCTTACAAGCGTGACAAGCTTGTTTCTTAGCCACTAGAAGATATCGACCTCATTAATGTGTATCTCTCCAATTGAATTGCCTTGTAACTCTCCCAATTTTACGCTTTTAAGAGTAATAATAGGAATGTTAAATTCAGCACACCGTTTATCAAACAGATGACCTGACCGCATTGTATTTCTACGATAGATTGGAATCATTTTACCTTCTTATACTGACGTTCAAATTCCTTTGGTGTATAGACGGTAAAACATCGAGAGTATTCTTTAACAACCCAGTTTCCTTGATAAATACGTATTGCCGCTTTATCAAATAAGCATACATCGATATACGCATTACTTGGCGTTTCTGTACCCCCTTTTATAAAGGTTACATTCCAATAATCGGGTATTTCATCCCCACAAAACTTATGTACATAACGTAATCCTTGTTTTGTTGCCCATGCTTTAAATTCTACAAGGTTGTTGTCAGCCACATCAAACGCGTCTTCACCCTTCCATTCTATGGGCAATTGAAACGCCTCTACTGAAACCATTCTATTGTATTTTGACATTTAATTTTTCCTTTAATTATTTTCTAGGATAATAAAGCCCCATCACTTTCTATATTTAATATCAGTTCTTCTTCACTATTATCAAGATCATAATCACTCCCTCCATCTCTCCTATGTGGCTCTGGTAAGAAAGTATAGCGACGACAATGTCCCACATTAATAAACGAAAAACAGATGCTCACTGTGGCCAAACAAAAAGACAGGATCGCTAAGACCATAAAGGCAGTTACACTCTTAAAGACTTTCACATCCCCTTGGGTGACAGCACCAACCATTGCAAATATTGCTCCTAAACGGAAGCTCTGCTGACCCAGATCAACGACCGCTGCTATTGCATTCCAAGTGTTCCTTGTCGGATGATTTGGGCGAAACTCCAAGTTACCCATCGACATCCCTGTGTTATAAGAATGTGAAAGCATAGATATCAGTGCAGAGCCAACAGCGATCATCCAAAGTGCAGGAATGGATACGGGAATTTGAAACGGATGATGATGCACTATACCAATAACGACCACTTCCGTTAATAAGAATATCATCCTAGACACGTTACTGATGGTGCGAATAGATGTAACCCAACAATAACGCCCAACAGACGGTTTATGGTAGAAGGCCGACTTACTAATTAAAACATTCTCATCTTCTTGAACAGTTACTATTTTTCTCATTTGAATTTATATCCTTTTTATTTGTTTACCTTCTCTATGGACAGAATTTATTTTTCCCCAAGAAGCCCTGGTATAAGTATCTGTGTTTGTCTCCCTTTCTTACCATGAATCATAATTTTATCACCCTGCTCTATTGCCATCACTAACGCATATTGAAGGTCAACGGCTCGTCGAATAACATCTGAACGACTGGGCGCACCTATTTTTTCCACTGTTTCGTCGGCTTGATCAATGGTTATTGCTCTCATTCGAACTTGGATCATTTTTGATTTCATATCTTTTTCCTTATTTCTGTCGGTACGGGGAATCGAACCCCGCTTACAAGGATGAAAACCTTGTTTCCTAACCACTAGAAGATACCGACTCAAGTAGCGGGGGTAGGATTTGAACCTACGACCTTCGGCTTATGAGACCAATAAGCTACCTAACTGCTCTACCCCGCATTGTGTTTTAGTCGTTTAATAATACTCTATATCGCTTACCGCGTTCAGCGTCAGGATTAGTACAATAGATACATCCTTTTTCAACTAAGTGTTTAAACTGTCTTAATATGTTTTTATTATAGGTTAGAATCCCCATTTTTCTATACACTTTAACAACATCATTTGCGTGCATACCGTTTTGTTTATCAGATTCTTCTATTAATTTTAAAGTAGTATTTAATGATACATCAGTTTGCCTAGGCTTTTCATATTGGCACTGAAAAACATTTTCAAAAAACTCCGATTCTTCAGTTATGAACTCTCCATCAGACTTTTTTACAACATAATCTAGGGGACATGCAAAATATGAACTGCAGATTCTTACACCTGAGTTAGATATCTCAAATTCAGTTAATCCATTTTGAGTCGCCCATATTAAAAAAGGCTTTACATCCCATTTCTCAGAAGAAGGTAGTTTAATAGCTTCCACAACATTTAACTTTCTATGATATAAACTCATAAAACAGTCTCCTATAAATCCGCAATACCATATTTTTTATACGCTTTAATGAAGTGGCGAACCGTCCCCTTACCAAGTCCCGTGTTGTAGTACGTCTTCCAATACTGCCCGAGTCCTTTAACGTTATCCGCTTCCGGTAGAGCTTCCGCATTGCGAAAATAATGTACTCTGGCCATACAAGTTGCTAGATATAAATCTCCGATCATAAAGCGTGATTCGCTGCGTATGTCTTTGCCAAAACGACGATAAAACATATCCGCTAATTCTTTCCTTGGGTTAATAAAATTAGCCCAAATGTCATTATAGGTAGCTGGCTCCATTTGATATATGCCTTCAGCGGGTCCGTTTATTTGAACTAAATAATGTCCCATGGCACTTTCAACTGCTGCGGTCCCAAGTAATAAGTTAATAGCAGCAGGCGTATCTATCATCTCAGAATAAGTGGATAGTTCCCTCAACAAAGGCATTATCACGTTTTCTTTTAAATCTTGTGGATTAATTCCCATGGTTTTATCTCCTTTTAGTAAGAAAGCCTGCCTCTTTTACCCTGGGACAAGGGCAAGCAAGATAAACCAAATGAAAAATCTCACTGTTCAAAGAAGCAGCACTTTCACGATCCATCATATCAAAGTAAAAAAGTGTTGACAAGTTGGGTAATCTTGTGTGAGAATGCCTACATTGTCAAAAACATTAAGGAAAACCAAATGAAAAAATTACTATTACTTTTAACCGGAATTTTGATGTCGTGTAGTGTGTATGCGCAAACATTTTCAACAGCTCATTTTACAACGTCTTTGCTGCCAACAGATGAGCCTATTTTGATTAAGTATGCTGGCAAACAGATGGGGCCATTTTTTTGTCATTTTCAAACAGGAGGGGACAATATCCCGATAACAATAAGTGGAATAAATGCAAAACCTTTGGACCAAGGAGACGGTCCATACGATAAATTGGGATCTTACACAATTCATTATCCTGGTATTACTAGGTTTCACCTTAGCCTAACGGGAATCATGCAAACGGAACAACCTTCTGTATTGATACAAAATAATGACTACACGCCAACTTCAAGAGAACATTCGACTTTAATTATAAAATGTGGAGAACCGTAACATGAAAAAACTACTATTAATATTAACAGCATTAATATCTTGTAACGTTTTTGCTAATACATTAATTTTACAAAAAACACTGCTACCAACAGACGACCCCATTATTTTTGAACATATGTATAACAAAGATGATGTGGTTTGCTATTTCCAAACAGGGGGTGACAATATACCGATCAATGTATCACCGTTTAATTTTAAAATGAATCCAAAAGAAGCCGCCTACAGTGCTAAACCAGGGGATCATGTGATTAAATACCCTGGGGCAACCGCATTGTATTTTGGTGCGTTACCCATCAATCCTGAAGTACCCATGCGTTATATAATTAGTAATAATGATTTCTCACCCTCGTCATTAACACATTCGTTACTGGTAGTCACTTGTTGGAGTCATCCTTATTCTTAGAGAAACCTAGATAATAAATGCTGCCTTTGAAATGGGCAGCATTTATAAAGTTAGTGGTTTGTATCACAATATTGTAGTATAAGTAGCTTTTTCAGTTATTGCCGGAATCTGAACAACGCCACCATTTCCAACAGGAACAAAATTATTACCACTAGAAAAATCAACATCACCTAGAACACTTGATCCTGTACTTACAGCACCAGTACCAAAATTACCGCCATTAAGAAAACGAGCGGAAGAGGAATGCTGTACCTCAATATCAGCACTTCCACTACCTGTAATTGTTATTATCTCTATTCGGCAAGAAGAACTAAAGTTTATAAATAAACCGAAATTAGCACCTGTTCCTTGGTCATTATCTATTGCTTTAACATCGCCCAAACCTGTTAAGTGGCTACTGCCTTCTACGTTTATTCCTCCGTCATTATCGGCTGAAAGTAATAATGTATTCACTGTCAACGCAGACGCATTAAATACATGAATACCAAGACCCTGATTCGTCAAAACAATCATTGTATCCGCATCCATTTGGCTACTCAATCTTACTGAAATAGCCCCTTGCGTAACAGTTGATACATTCCCGCAGACAATGATTACATCAGAATCTAAATGCGTCGCTTCGATGTCCATTCCTTGTGATTCACAGCCATTTGTAATCAACGAATTTTTAACAATGATAGAAGAATTTTTACACCTTAACCCTTCATCACCCGTTGCTGCTAAATAACCCGTACTGCTTTCACGAGAACTTAAAGTCGATTCATTCAAATTAATCGCATTGGGCGAAGCACCCGATGTTGTGGGCACACCCAGAAAACCCTCAAACGTAACCGATGCTTTGTTTAGTTTAAGAATAGCAGAATTAGCGAGTCCATCGGCTTCTGAAAGAATAAGATTGTTTAAACCGCCAAGAAAGGTAGAATCTACAAATAAACGCGAATCAGTCGTAAAGTCTAATCGAGACGGAAGGAACGTTACATTCCCACTGGCAATATCAGCAGCCAGTGGCCTATTAGGATTATTGGGGTCTCGAAACGTATTTTCTACCGTAAGGGACACACCAGAAGAACCCGTAACCTTCCAAACACCCTCGTGTTTGCGGTTATGTTCCTTATCCGCGTTTGAACCCGCAGGCGTAGTATCGTGGATAATAACGTAATCACCATTTTGCAAAAATCCTGGAACAGAAGTAGATAAAGTATAAGTAACAGAATACGCCCCTGGCGATCCACTGGCATTATTAGCCGAAAGAATAACAACAGTAGTAAAGAGTTCACCTTCAACAATAATGCGAGAGCCTTCAGAATGAGTCAACGTGGTTGTTTGAGTCTCCGTCACCTTTCCAATTATCTTAATACGAACCAGTACATTATCAAGAATATATTGATTACGAACAGATTCTACTGCGTCAAAAAACGTAGAAAACTGTTGACCTGCTCCTACCGTAATCGTCTTATTCTCTGTAATCATTCGGCTATTGCTACTGGAAGATATAATAAAATGGTTTTCTGTAAAACGAAAAGTGAGTTCGTACAATTCACCTTGGACAATCTCACCTGAAACTAAATCCAACCCATCGAGCATCTTAATGTCTTTCACACCCAAACTATCAACAGAGACGGTAACCGTTCCTGTACCATCATTAGTTTGGCTAGAAAAAAATCGAACACGCAACCCATCAAAAAAACTGGTAGGAATAGGAAAAATAGGATTGACTCTATTTAGGATTCGAGAATTTGCCGTTGCTCCCTCATCCGTGTAAAAATCACCCATCGCCACAAGATTAGACATGCTTTTAATCATTTGGTCTTGAGGTCCAGGGATTGTTTGTGCCGTTTTTTCAATAACGTTTCGCATTTCGTCATTAATGGAATTAAATTGAACGGCTGGCAACTCATCAATACCGTCTTGTTTAGCAGGGATATTATCCATTTTCTACACTCCTATAATACATATTCAAAAATCAAAACAACGTTGGCCGGACTAAATTTCCTAAACAAACATTCAATTAATGTTTTTGGCCCAGACGCAAAACACAAAGGAAAAGGAATCGGGAACAGGCAATCGTTAATAATTGTAGGCAATTGTATAATCATTGTAAAGCGAGCAAAGGGAGTTCTAGTACAAAAAGGCAGAGGAAAGGGTAAAGGAAAAGTGATACATTCCGGTAAATGCTTTATGACTACCTGAACTCCCAACAACAACCCTAAATCAATGTAATCCTGTTCAGTAAGCAGGGCGATTCCTAATTTTATAATGACGTTTCGTCGGCGTTCTTCTAAAGGCTCCTTCCCCGTAAAGCAATCGTCTGGGATACCTACCATACTTTCCCATTCCGAAATTAAATCCGTCGTGTTTCGAATGTCGTGTTGTCTTGACAACTCTTTAATCGAGCTTTCATCGCGTACAAATTCACTGGCTAATCCCAGCAATAACTTTTTTAATGTCGTTTTCTCAATATTCTTTGCCTCAAAAATAGGACCATTCGGCAAGTAATCCGAAATACTTTTAGAATGTTCTTTTTGAGTATGGCATGTAAAGTCATTGCGCATATTGATTTACTTTTATGTTAAGTTAAAAATAACATTACCAAGGACAGCGATTTCGTCATTGTCTACTTCAATGTCTCCGTTAGGCGTACTCAGTTCAAAATCCGTTACTTTACTTCCCGTATCGTCAAATGCCTCAAAAACAGCACATTGATATAGAAATTGACTCATGGACGAACCAATAGGGTTTTGTTCCTTAAACAATTGCACTAAATTTGCCTTAACGGCTTCTCGCAAAGAAGAAGAATCGGGTACAAACACCGTAAAAATAAAATCAATCACTTTTGATCGCAATACTGGAAATATCACATTACCACTGGCAGGATCAATTAAACCCGTAGGATCACTACCGTTTACTGTACCCGCTAAAACATGCGCTGGTTTTATTTCTAAAACAGCGGCCTTTGCTAATCGTCGATCCGTTAGTGTTGGTATAATGGTAGGGTCGTTATCCTTCGTAAAAAACACAGTAATATCGCCAGGGAGAGGGAAAGCCTCACGAACCAGTACCCGAGTAACGCCAGCGACAGTTTTAACTTGTTGTTCTATTTGAGCTACATTGTAAAAACTGACAGGATTCTGATATCTATCAATGATTCGATTACGTAGGTCTTCATCCGATTCTAAGTCTTCTCCACCACTAATTGTACTAAACTGAACAAATCCTGCACTATCAACGCCCGCTATGGGTGTAGTAAGCGTTAATGACGTTCCTGATTCTTGGTTGGCAATCTGCCCAAAATCTTGTGATTCTAAGGACACCGTAATACCGGTGAATTCAGCTTTAAGACTGCCGGTTGCAGGAGTAACTGGCGTTCCAATAATCCCATAAGTAAAGGTATCTTCACCCGTAGAAATTATTGTAAACTGTCCGTTATATTCAGGTTGATCCGCTCCTGAAATAATAACGGCTAACCCCGTCGCGTATTCATGCGGTGTCTCAGTTATTACGGTTACAATTTGCCCAATTCGAGTTAAAATACTAATATCTCTATTTAAATCTTTAATCTCAACCGTACCATTGGATGTATAAAGCGTTTGATCTTGCGTTTGAAAGTCAGTCCCGTTAGGAATAACTGACCCTGGCGTGCCGCCTATGGTAATTGGTCCCTCAGCAATAGTGGCTGCTTTTCTAAATATATTCTTATAACTACCCCACCGTTCTAAAAACTGGCCTGTAGCAGTGTCCATAAACATTTCTGTCTCAAGAACTTGAAGCTGTAAGAAAAAATCAAAAACTCGACCTGAAAGGCCAAATGCTAAAGCACCAATAAATGAATTTCTTAAAAACGGATTTGATTGGGGAAGCTGCGCCCGTATATCATTCTTTATACGGTCGGTAATTTCCTTCCTATTATCGGGTATCTCAATTGACATTTTCCAACACCCCCGTATTATTCCAAATTTTAAATAAACGACTGTCTACGCGATCATTAAAGCGAAACAGTATAATATTCAGCAATAGCGCCCCATTTTCTTTCGACCCTACGACTTCAACGGATTTTAATAAATTGTCTTCAACCATCCATTCCAAGGCTTGATTGGTATAGTCCACTGCGGCGTTTACTTCCGTCTGTGTCAATCGCGCTTGAAACAGCAACCACAACTTCGACCCGATTTCAAAATTACCTATCTCATTGGCTTCATTGCCAATCCAGCCGCGCCGTCTTTCAGGAACAACTTGCTCAGAAGCCGAGGCCCGTCGTTCACAAAATAACGTCATCTTTAGGGCCGTGTCAAAACTGGATTCGTGCGCAATATCCCCATTCTCATCAATATCGATATCAAACAGTTCTTGTTGACCAACTATCTCAGAAGATGAAACAAAACAAAGCGGAAATTTAATAGGAAATTTACAGCTTTTAAATACATTACGTAAACGCTTTGTTACTGTAATGTCTATAGCGCTTTCTGATTCTTCTAAGTGCATTTTTTCCTCGATTATAAAGGGGGTCCGCTGTTAACAGCCCCCGCTGTAACACCACTGTGAACATGCGTTTTCAACGAAATAGTCCCCGTCACCACATCATCACTCGCCGTTAAAGTACCTGTAATATTAACATCTCCATCGATATTAATCGTGGTCGCTTTAATCTCTACATTCGTTGCACTTTCAATGCTAACGTCTTCCGCCGATTTTATAATAACGCCTTTCGTGGAAGTAACAATGATATTCCCTTCCGCATCAAATTTAACCGAGCTTTTTGTCAAGAGATTCCCTATCTCAATTTCTCCTGGCTTTAGTCCCTTGGCTCGATCTTGTGGAAGATAAAAAATAGCCGTTCGATTCTCCTCGTCCCCCAGGACAGTCCACATAAGACCCGTTGAGTTTATGGGTGGGTTATAGCTGATTCCATAGATTGAAACGACCTCAACATTGGCTATTTTTCCAAAATACTGTACCTGTACAACTTGGTAATTGTGCCTATCCTCTGCCGATTTTGTCACCGCGCAACGACGAACCAGATTGGTTATTTTGTTGGAAAGATTACTAATTAAAGCGTAAATATGTGACGACATTATAAATCCCCACTGCCAGAAAGATTACTGTTGGCTGTTCCCATATTATTAGCTTGCTGTTTCAACTTGTTCACTTCCAATAACGCGGTATATACATCTTGAGGAACTAAGGTTAACGTCGTGGTGGAACCGGCCCCCAACGTAAAATTATAAACAATTTCTGAAACAATCAAATCCGCATTAATGGCCGCGAACTCATCGCGTACTTTGACCAATTGACCTCGTTCCCAAATCACACCACTACTGCTCACAAAGCCTTGAACCACGGGGGAGTATTTAGTCGTTCGAGCGATCCGTAACGCATTCTCCCATTTGGCCATTTTGGTCGCAATATCAACCGTCAGGGAATTGCCTGGAACAATAGAAAACTTTCGCGTCTTACGAATCTTATCGTCCACAAGACCCTGACCGGCTTGATTGAATAAAGCTCCTACCTCATCTTTACCACACACATCAAGAGAAGGTTCGCCAATATTTAGTTCTGCGCAAGACTGTGACAAATTACTTTGCGAGGTCACATCGTAAAGATTAAAGCGATGGCTATTATCATACGTAACACTCCCACTAATCACATTATTACTTTCAGGAAGGGCGCGTAAGTTAAGAATTTCCCCATTACGAGAAGGGTTTTCAACACGAGTGAGTAGGATATTCCCATTCCCGTCATTGCTTATTAAGACTTGGCGTTCTTCAGCGTATTTATTAATAAAAGCAAACCCCGATTCAGCGTGCTTTAAAGCCGCGATGTCATTAGATTTAAAACCTTCAATCCCACTAGTAGCATCAATAATTTTAATGTCTGTAATGCCCAAAAAATCAAGAACTTTCTGTATCACCTCTTTAAGCTCAAATGGCCCCACCAATTCAATATCTTTAAGATGTGAATCTAGGATATCTTCCGTTTTATCCCGTCCCGCAATCCGAATCGTATGGCTTTTACTGGAATAATTAACTCGAATCGAATCGACGAAACCGTTAGCAACAGGGAGGGTGATAGTCCCATTTCTGATAAGCACTTCCACTTTATCGCCCGCAGAAAAAGGGAAATCATTATTATTACTACTGGTTGCTTCAAATTCAAATTTACCAGAAATGGCTTGCAGGCTATTTGAAACTCGAATAGTGGTAAAGTTTTCAAAGTTTTGACCGTTTAATCTCAGCAGCAACATACCCGTTATCTCGTTAAAATACTAAAATCACCATCAATAAACGATGGGTTGAACACCATATTAAGAGCCAATAGCTCATTCTCTAAATCTGTATCTCCATAATTATTAAAAGCAATTAATGCTACGGGTTGAGTTTGAACATTCACCGTATCAATACGAAACAAATTTACCGATTGTTCATTGAAAATAGAATTCACCGTATTACGCAAATCTTCCAGTTTATCAAGACTAACATTCGTCCCTCGATTGCTATTTACTACATCATTAAACGCAGTATCTAATTGCTCTTGAACCTCCAATAAATCATCTTCCAAGGTAAAATCAATCAAAGACGCTTGGTTATAAGCTGCGCTCAAAGACATAGTGCGCATAAAATCCACATTGGCTTTTCGATTGTTTTGCCGTTGTTGGTTTGAAGGAGTATCACTGTCTAAATCAATACCAGTACGATTGAAATCAAAACCAGAAGATAGAAAGTCAAATGCACTCTGAGGATTATCAAATAAATTTTGAATCTGATTAAATAAATCCTCTGAGCTGTCCGTAAATCCCGTAGGATTCCTAACAAAGTTAACGACATTGGCTTCAAACTGTTTTAACGATTCTTCAAACTCATCCGTATTAGCCGATTGTCCTTTGGCCGATAATGTACTGTTAAAGAAATCCCCTGTATTAAGATACTGATTAATCGCATCTTGAAAGTTCCCAAAGATATCCTTTGGTGTCTGAAATTCCCCAACGAAATCATCTTTAACAGAACCGTTTACATCGCTTGAGTTTTGTTCTGCCAGGGCATTAGAAACAAAGGTTTCGGGTAAAGGCTGAGACTGTGCAACGGCTTCTTGAAACGTTAAATCAAGAACGGCCATTCCGGTCTTTTGCAAATCTTCATTAATGGAATAGGGTAACGGCGTAACCGTTACGCGACCGTATAAAGGGTGCAATAAGATACCTTGCCCTGGCCGTTCCAGTTCCTGTAATAGGTTTTCTCGCTTAATTAAGTAATCGTCGCCTGTAATAATGGCTTTGATTTTAAAAATTCGATTATCCAGTCCTAAATCTTCCACAAAACGTCTATCGGATCGAACAAACTCATGACTCACCACCTTACGACCACCCGTAGTCGTCCCCTTCTTCATTAAAAAAGGAATGTTTTGATAACTGGCGGCATGTAAATCATCAGGTAACACTACACCGCTCCATGGGCCGCTAAAGGCATCGTTGTTCCAACATCAACATTCGGTGAACTGCTACTATGGGTCATCCGATCAATTTGAAGATCACTTTTACTGGTAATACCGATATTGATATTGGCTTCTAACCCTTCACTTAATGCGGGGAAGGCTGCGGATAATGCCGCTGTCAATGCGTCTACGCCCCCTCCAGGGGAAGTTAATGGAACTGTCCCCATGGGCATAACTGGACCCAATAATTTAGTTGTTGCTAATCCAGTTGGCCCTAGCATTTTTGTAGCCAATCCAGTTGGCCCTAGCATTTTTGTAGTCAGCGTTCCCGTTGCATCAAGTGCACCAAAGGCAGGGAACATCTTTTTCAACCCCTCCCCAATGCTGTTAAAAAATTTCTTAATAGCGTTGCCCTTTGACAGCAACCAATCAAACGATTTAACAATCCATTGCATAGACGCTTTAATTATCTTAGTAAGCAACGGAAAGTGTTCCTGTGCTGCAGCACTCATTGCATGGAATACCTGTTTTGCTTTATTGGACAACCACGTAAACGCCCCCGCACCTTTTAGCCATTGAAAAAGTTTTTTAAACCCCCACGCCAATAAAACAACAGCCCCAACAATTAATATAATAGCTAATAACAAGGGAGCCATAGCAAGTTCAGTTAAAATGATAGTACCCCTAAACAGAGCAACAATTATTTTTAAAGAAATTAAAGTAATGCGTAATGCAATAGCTGCTTTTCTTAAGAACCACATTGTACTGGCAGCTATTTTTATTATATTCCCTACAAAACGGATAGCAGTTCCTAATATAAAGGTAGTGACCATCATGGCTAGAAAGCCTGCAATAGCGAAGCCAATGACTTTAATTAGGGTTCCGTATTTTTCAATATAAGAATCAAAGTTTTTTTCAATCTTCATCACAATATCACGAAATTTAAAAGCAGCATGTGTTAAATGAATTTGTTTTGCAACATATTCCCCAGTGACTGCGCTTAAAACTTGAAGGGAATCCCTTACCATCCTAAAAGAACCGGCAATCGAGTGAGCACCTTGTTCCTGCATCTTAAAGAATGTTCCCCCCTTCGAAGTCATTATAATAATAGCTTTTCTATAGGTTTTGAAATGCACCTGCCCTGCTGCAATCGCCTTCATAGTTTCTGCTGTTGTTTTCTTTAAAATGCCTCCAAGAACTGAAATGATAGGAGTTGTTTTCATCAACCCTCTCATAAAGATTCTTTGAACTTTATCCCCAGCAAATATCGCCGCATAATTTCTAGCTAAGGCTTCTACTGTTAGGGACGTACCCGACGTAATATCGGTCAGTCGACTTAACACCCCAGGGATTTGTTCTGCTTGGCCCTTAACTGCAAGAAAAGACCCCGCTGCCCTTCCTAATTCTAATGTAGTCGCCGCCCCAAATCGTTGAGACAAAGCGGTCAAACTCTTAAACAGTTCCTCCGCTTTCTTCTTATTTCCGATCATAGTCCGAAAACCAATATTCATAGTTTGAAATTGCGCTGCTGTATGAAATAGTGCTGCACCCAACCCAACAACTGGCAATGCTACTTTTCTAAAAATTCCACGACTAATACTTTGAAATTTCTCTGCTGTTTCAGATAATTTTTCAAATTTCTTAGTAACTTCAGCGGTTGATTTAGCAATATTGCGAGCCGTTTGACTGAATTTATCAATTGCTTGGATTATAAATGTTACATCAAAAGCCATATCACACCTTCATCGCCCGTTGTATTTCGGCTTCAAATTTATTAGCAAAGGAAATATGTTGCTTTATCTGTGATAAGGACATATTTTGCAAAGTATGATAATCCAACGCACCCTTATAATAGACCATCAGTCGCGCTATTTGTTCATCTAGCGCGTCGAAAGTTTCTTGAGAACAGAAGTCATCAAAAAAGTTTCACAATACACCCCCATAAAGACCTCTAAGTCTTCAATTGAGAGGTTATCGTAATGGGTTGAAGTCAACGCAACACTTCCATCAATCTTTACCAATTCTGAATACCCTGAACCACAAATTAATTCTTTAAATTCTTCCTGGAATTCGTAAAAGTCCTCGTCACTCGTATAAAGCATTAACATAATTTCTGCACTGGTTATCTTAAGAGGTGCATCTTCCTGCCCATCTTCCTGCCCATCTTCTGCCTTTTCTTTAGACTTACTCACTGCTGCTAATCCAGGATTGGTAGCTATTAAAGACTTTCCCATATTCATATAAGCCTTCATTAATACTTGAACAAAATGAAGTGTTAATTTCTTCTGTTTAACTGTAGGTCTCGAACACACTAAACGGGTACTTTCTTGTGCAACGTCTTCTTTATCTTTGTACTTTATAGGACGATTTAACGTAATCTCTACCGTATCTTGATACATTATGCCGCTGCTCTCCCGTGGAATTCTAACGAAATAGAACCCTCATTTTTAAGATTCACTTCATAATTATTAGTCAATGCCATTTGGGCAAAGTTACGGTGTAACTCACTCCCAGGGCCGCCTGTGATTTCAATACGGTTACCATCTCGACTGGTTTTCCAAATACGCGCATTTTCAATATTTTTATCCGTATTATAAACATCAAATTTAACCATACTGAACTTAGTTTCCGCATTATCAAAAAAGACATTTTCCACAGAAGACCCGCCAGCAGACTGCGTTTTAACAGATTGCTCGCCAATGCCTTCGTCGTACGAGAGTGAATTGGGAATGATAGCGACTGCTAACCCATTCACTTCAACCTGGGGATTTGCTAAACCAGTACCCATAATATAATCCTCTTATCCATTGGTAGAAAACGTAAGTTCAAGTGTGCCAACAATTTCTCGAAGCTGAGTAACGATAGGAATCAATGCAAAAATAATCACTTTTCCAGCTTCTAAATCTAATGTGACTGTAAGATTGTCTTTAAAAAACTTGGTTGCCCTTTCGCCCAATTGGGTAAGAACAAACTCAGGGCCAGCTAAATCCCGATATAACCCTCCTATAAACGCCTTGATAGAAGATACATTGGCTTGATTTCGATTTGACACTAAATCACCTTCTGTCAATCGAGACTGGGCATATCGAGATTTTAAATTATTGAAAAAATATTCCCGAACATTTGACATGGTATCGACGGCATTTAAAAAGAAAAAGGATTTATCCGGTTTTCCATTTGTATTCGTTTTATAAAGCGTTACCGCATCTAACGATACTATTTTAGTATCAGCATCGTTATTTTCTAACATACTTAGCCCAACTTCTTGTAATTCTCTAATTTGTTTATTTTCAAAACCTGCATCTTCTCTAATCACAGGGAGGAGATCAAACGGGGTATTGAAATATGGAAGACTGGCTAATGCGGGACCGCCAAAATTGTCCAGTGCTCCACTAGTAGAAGTAACAAACTGTGATATATCTGCTCCTTCAGTTAATCGCAATCCTCGAATCGCCCCTATTTGAGAAGCAATCACATAATCTAATTCAACCAATGCAGACCCTTCTTGCGGTAAAATCCCGGTAGGACCTAATGTCTCCGCATTGGCATAAAGCGATATCACTCGTGTATCTAAAGATTCACCTTGTATTTTTTGATCTCCGAAACTTTGAGTAAATGAAATAATGGCTTGCCCGTCTCGTATTTCATTATCCGAATTGAAACGAGTTTCTAAATCTTCAATCAAGGGTCTCCAACTATCTGCCGGGGTTCCAGTATCCTCATCATACGTTTGAGGCCAAACAATGGTCTGATATCGTTGACGTGCGATATCTTGAAATATACTCGTAAGATCGGGATTGGCAGTTGTTCCAGCAAAGCCAACAATCTCAACAGTAATTCCAAGAGGAATCTTTATAGTTTGGATAGTAATATGTCTTGCCTCATTACCAGTATTAGCACCATTTAGCTCAATTACCCCTAAGCCTATATCGGTAGCAATAATGGGAACCGTTAAATCCGCATTGATAAGATTAGGTAAGTTAGCGCCAAAAAAAGAAGCACCAGTAGAGCCTTTGGGCACTGGTAAAGTAAACGTATGGTTCCTTTTTGACCCAATTGCAACAATAAATTCTCCATCTTCCGTAGAAGTCCCTAAAAAATTCAGCTCTGCATCTAACGCATCTCCTGCTGCATCCGGCAACACAAACGCATCAAAACGGGTAACAGGGTTTACTAATCGAGCTTCCCGTAGCATAGCTGTAATAATAGAACGAGGACCATATAGAATACTATTTCCCTTTTCATCATCGGGAACGTTATTAACAAGTTTTCCAGCCGTTGCAGGGTCAAACGTTCCAGCAGGATTACCGCTACCTACCGTTCCACCGTTCTTTATCATTTGTCCTACAAATAATATTTTTTGAGGTGTATTAGATACTCGCGTTCTCGCAGGGATAATATCTAGATTTATTTTAGGAGAACTAAATGTCATTTTTTTAAACCATCTATTCTAATTTAAAGATTAACTAAACCAATACTCATAATGTAATCCCCTTATCCATCGATAGCAAACGTAAGTTGTAATTCGCCAACAATTTCACGAAGCTGAGTAACAATAAGAACCAAAGCAAAAATAGTCACTTTTCCAGCTTCTAAATCTAATGTGACTGTAAGATTGTCTTTAAAAAACTTGGTTGCCCTTTCGCCCAGTTGAGTAAGGACAAATTCAGAACCGGCTAAATCCTGATATAGACCACCCATGAACGCTTTAATAGAGGGTTCGTTGGCTTGATTACGACCTGTTGCTAAATCACCTTCTGTTAATCGAGACTGAGCATATCTAGATTTTAAATTATTGAAAAAATATTCCCGAACATTTGACATGGTATCGACGGCATTTAAAAATAAAAATGATTTATCGGGATTGCCAGTCGCATTTGTTTTGTAAAGTGTGAGTGCATCTAAAGATACTATTTTAGTTTCAGTATCATTATTTTCCAGTATACTTAGCCCAACTGCTTGTAAGTCTTTAATCTCAATATCTATAAATCCTTCATCTTCTCTAATCACAGGAAGAAGATCAAAAGGCGTATTAAAATAAGGAAGACTCGCTGATGCAGGGCCGCCAAAATTGTCCAGTGCCCCATTAGAAGCGTTAACAAATCTTGAAATATCCGCTCCTTCGGTTAAGCGCAATGCTCGAATCGCCCCAATCTGGGAAGCAATGACATAATCTAATTCAACCAATGCAGACCCTTCTTGGGGCAACAAGCCGCTAGGACTCTGAGTCACTGCATTAGCATAAAGTGATAACACTCTGGTATCTAAAACTTCAGCTTGTGTTAGTTGCGCCCCAGCAGGTCTGGTAAATGAAATTATCCCTTGCCCATCGCGTATCCCATCATCCGAATTAAAACGCTTTTCTAAATCCCTAATCAACGGAATCCAACTGTTTTCCACTGTTACCAAATCTTCATCATAGGTTTGAGGCCAAACAATCGTCTGATATCGTTGACGTTCAATGGCCGGAAATACAAATCCAAGAACAGGGTCACCCGTTGTGCCGGAAAAGAAATTAATTAAAACGTTAATCCCAGGGGGAATTTTTATGGTTTGAATCGTAACATGCCCTGTTTCAAAACCCGTATTAGCTCCCTCTAACTGAATTACCCCGGGGCCACTACTTATAGCCTTGAGTGGAACCGTTAAATCTGCATTGATAAGAGAGGGTAAATTATCAGTAAAAAACCCATCACCAGAACCCTCGGGTACTGCTAAAGTGAAGGTATGATTCCTTTTTGATCCAAGGGCAACAATAAATTCTCCATCTTCTGTAGAGGTTCCTGTAAACGTTATGTCTGCGAATAAAACACCTCCCCCTGCATCTGGCAACACAAAAGCATCAAAACGAGTAATAGGATTCACTTTACGACCTTCACGTAGCATCGCCGCAATAATTGAACGCGGGCCATATAGAATATTATTTGCTTTTTCATCATCAGGCACATTGGCAACAAGTTTCCCCTCCGTCCCAGGATCAAACGTTCCAGCAGGATTGCCACTGCTTATAGTTCCGCTGAACTTTATCATTTGACCTACAAACAGTATTTTTTGAGGCGTATTAGAGACTCGCGTTCCCCCAGGAACAATATTAAGACTTATTTTAGGAGAGGTAAACGTCATTTTTTAAATCCTATGTTAACCATTAACTGAAAATGAAAGTTGTAATTCGCCAACAATTTCTCGAAGCTGAGTAACGATAGGAATCAATGCAAAAATAATCACTTTTCCAGCTTCTAAATCCAGGGTTACTTCTAAGTTGTCTTTAAAAAACTTGGTTGCATTTTCGCCCAATTGAGTAAGGACAAATTCAGAACCGGCTAAATCCTGATATAGACCGCTCATGAACGCTTTAATAGAGCGTTCATTGGCTTGATTTCTATCACGAATTAAATCACCTTCTGTCAATCGAGACTGGGCATATCGAGATTTTAAATTATTGAAAAAATATTCCCGAACATTTGACATGGTATCGACAGCATTTAAAAAGAAAAAAGATTTATCGGGATTGCCAGTCGCATTTGTTTTGTAAAGTGTTTCAGCATCTAACGATACTATTTTAGTATCAGCATCGTTATTTTCTAACATACTTAGCCCAACCGCTTGTAAGTCTTTAATCTCAATATTAGAAAAGCCATTCTCAATAATCACAGGAAGAAGATCAAAAGGCGTATTAAAATAAGGAAGACTGGCTAATGCGGGACCACCAAAATTGTCCAGTGCACCGCTGGTAGAAGTAACAAATCGTGAAATGTCAGCTCCTTCAGTTAGGCGCAATCCTCGAATTGCCCCAATCTGAGAAGCGATGACATAATTTAATTCCGCAATCGCAGAACTGATTTGTGGTAAAGGTAGACCAGGGTTAAATACAAACCTATTTGCATATATCGAAATAACCCGAGTATCCAATGCCTGCGCTTGAGCTGTATGATCCGCCACACTTAAAGTAAGGCTAATAATCCCCTGACCGTCTAAAATCACATTATCTAAATTAAATCTGGTTTCTAATTCGTCAATTAATATTTTATAACTCAATTCCTTACTAGAAAGGTTCTGGTCATATGTTTCGGGCCATACAATTGTCTGATAGCGTTTATCGCCAATATCCGTAAAAATATTGGTTAAAGTTGGGTTAGTAGGAGTGCCTCCAGGAAGGATATTAGGTACAGCGGTAACGGCTGTAATCCCTGGAGGAAGTGCAAGAATCTTAATAGTAAGATTTTCTGCTTCAAGCCCTCGATTGGCTGTTAATAAATCTATTTGTCCTGCCCCAAAATCAGTGGCCACTACAGGAACGGTTAAATCAGCATTTATTAGGGGGGGCAACCCTGCCGAAATTACAGCAACCGAATCACCTTTTAATATATTTAAACTAAACGTATGATTTATTTTAGAACCTATTACTAAAGTAGCCGTACCGTTTTCGGTAGCAGTTCCCGTAAAAAAAGTAACCCTATAAGAAAAATTTGAATCTACCGTACTGTCTGGCAACACAAACGCATCAATTCGAGTAACCGGATTAACTTTTCTGGCTTCACGTATCATGGCCGCGATAATGGAACGAGGACCGTATAGTGCATTATTCCCTACTTCATCATCAGGAACGTTAGTGACCAATGTTCCCAAGACCGGATCAAACGTGCCAATGGGATTATTAGTCAAATCACTCGCATTGTTTCTAATCATTTGGCCAACCAATAAAACCTTTTGATCGGTATTCTTAATACGACTTCCCGCAGGAATAATATCAATATTTACTTTGGGAGAACTAAACGTCACTTTTCGAATCCTTTACCTTTTTTACAGATTTTTTACTATCGGATTTTTCAGGACTAATGAGTTCAACACAATGATCATGCTTGGAATCTTCAAATCGTCTACGCCAATACGAATCCAAAATATTACCATCACGACTCTTTACCCTAATAACGGAACCTTTTTTATGTCCTCGTAAATTATAATTCAATTTTAATTGTACTGTTTCCACAATATAACCTCGCGAATAGAATAACTTATAATTGCTCACTATCCAAGTCAACAACCGCTGTCAATTCAGGGCTTAAACCATCCGGTGTATCCTGTTTAATATTCAAATCTATTTCCCTAAAGGCAACACTCAACTCAGGCTCTACAATATCACAACTGTTAATATACGCCGTAATTTCAAACAAATACTGATGCACATAATACGGCCCAGTATACGCTGCTATCCCATCTTCAACAAACGACATCAAGTAAACATTTGTTTCGTTTACCTGAAATACAAAATTAACGCCAAGAATCGATTTAAAAATTAAACGTCGAATATCTTGCGCTTCATCTCTTGCACCACGGGCAGCAATTTCATCTTTCGTCGGGAAGAATACATATAAGGAATACTGTTCAAACATTTGTTGACGATACTCAATACCTGCTACCGGCGAATAAGTGGTATCATTATCGAACTGACGATTTTTAGTTGTTGATGTTCTCCCTGGAATGACAAAAAGCCAAAGGTCGTCAGTAAACGGTTGTTTACTATAAGCTGCTATAATGCGATCTATATCAACGCCCCCCGAAATTCTAAAATTCTTTTTTGCTGAAATAAGTCCGTGCGCGGGGCTAATGGGCGTCCCCACTAAAATATAAGTAAAAGTTGTTGTCGTCGGCACTGAAACCACTACAAAAACTCCGTTGTACCCTCGATCTTTTCCATCGAAAACAATAATAGTCCCAGTAGCAGGTGTAACGGGCGTAGTGGCGATTTGATAAGTAAAGGTTTTTCGATTGGGAACGCTTAGTAAGTCAAATGCACCGTTATACTCCAGCTGATCGGCTCCTTCGATTTCAATTACTTTTTGAAAACCTTCTGTTAAATCATGATTTTCAAAAGTAACGCCCGTCACAATATCGTCCACGCGCGTTAAGCTCTCAAGGGTCAATGGGGATAACGCCCCACTAATATGAACGAGATCATTTACTGCTAATCCGTGATCTACGGTCGTCGTAACGGTAGCCGTTGAGCCACTGCGCGTAATCTCCGTGACAGGAACCGTATCGCTGAACTTATCCGTTAAAATCGGAAGAACCGCAATAAGTTGATTGATAATAGTAGATACTTTAGCCATTATTTAACCTTGATACTCATCCCTTCTTTAGTAATAGTCGCCTTTACATTTTGTCCAATGTACTGCTTATAATAATTCAGTACGACCTTGGTAGACTCCGTAATAGCGGGTTTTAAGTAAGGACGTTTGCCAATTCTAGCTTTCCCTGGACCCGCTGTTGTCCCGCCCAATTCTAATATACGTGCATAAGATACTTCAAAACCTTTCCAACGCCCCGCCATAACTGGACCCCCTGCACCAAAATGAAGCTGCTGGCCCTTAACTAGAAAAGATACGGAATCTTTTAATCGCCCCGTAAAGTTTGCGGGAGATTCGCCAATAGCAGACGCTCGATGTCTCCTAAAGGGGCCGGTACGAGACTCAGGAGGAAATCGCCAATGATAAATACGTCCCGTCTTGGGAGGTTTTAAAATCTTAGTACGCGCCAGTTTGGTAAGATGCACACCTATTAAGTAATTAGCATGCCGAATCCCTAACATCGTCGCCTCTGTCAGTTTCTCAATCTGTTTTAATCTTCTCGCACTTCCTGGCGTTAAACCTGTTGGCATCACTACACCTTCGTTACTTCAATATTATCCGGTCCACGAATAGTACAGTTCAATCGATGGTAGGTATTCGATTGCTGTAGATTCTCCGCTTCAATAATTCGATATCTATTATTTTCAAATACAACAAAATCTTCAAACGTTACTCCTGGAATGAAACGTATAATAAAAACATGAGTAATCCGCTGAAGAATATTAAATTCATCAAAAAATTGCGTTCCTGTTTTGGTATCAACATTCGCCCAGACCGTTCGCTGATTAATAAATTGTTCATTAAAATCAACCGTCTCTGTCTTTATGGGGGTGATTTCACGTAAAAAGATATCAATACGTTTATTTAAAGCCGCAATACACGCTTGCTCTTTCTTTCTCTGAATCTTAATACATTTAGGCATATCAACATAACCATTCGTTTTGCAACTTGTAAATTATAAAATCACTGTAAAGCATTTGAGACGCTTGGGGTAATGATGATGCACCAATACAGATACAGGCACAATCTCCTCGATTTTCATACAAAAAAGCAATGTGCTGCATAAGTCCTATCTTGATTGCATCGGGAATATCAATAGTTACTGGCGGCCCATAGCCTGTTGTAATAAAAATCTCAACAGGACGAGGGACATCACAGTCAACGGTAGGGAAGTCGTCCACAGGAAAAATAAAGGGATAATGTGAGTTATTGCCCTCATTCACTTCAAACTCTGAAGGATCCCACGTAATAGAAAGGCCATTTTCTAAAAAATTAATAGCAATCACTTCCCGTAAAGGAAAACGTCGAATCTCAAGACAATTTTTACCACCCGTTGTGTGACAATCACCGAAAAATGGAAAAAAGCTATTTGAATGTGGAAACCCTGAACACAGAATAGTATACGTCTTTTCCGTTAAATCCTGACCCGTAAAGGCTTCAAATATACGAGTAGCAGCACGAATCAATTGCTTAATTAAATCATCATCTTCAGTATTAGCTACTTTTAAATAGCTCTTTACTTCAATCAGGGTAACAGCAAGATCGGTGGATTGCTCGTCCAACTTATAATCGCAATGTACAAATTGGCCACTCATTAAAGGTTACTTTTTAGGTTTTTCTTTCTTCGTATGCACAACTTCTTTGGTTTCTTTCTCTTGCATATTCGCTGGCGTTTGTTCAATTTTCTCTTGCACACTGGCTGGAGTTTGTTCAACTTTACCTTCTATTTTTGCATAACCGGCTGCTATCATCTGCTTAACGTCCTTTTCAGGTAAATTTGTTTGAACCTCACCTTTTTCAAAATGTAAAATCTTATCAACATACACTATACGCCTCCCTACTTGTTTCTTTTCATAACGTTTAAACTGCCAAACACATTTTTTTAAAAATTTAATTTCCATAATTACCTCTATCGTGTTAATAAAATATTAATCAGTTTCAGAATGCCTTAAGTGATCCGACACCACCAAAACACCTACCCGCCCAAACGTAGTTAAATCCGACGTAATGACTTCAGCACTGATAAATCTTTTTTTACCGATATAGCCCTGGCTGTCTAATGAATTCGTCCCTACTATTTCTAAATTTGGTCCTATTAAGTCTTCTTGAGGAACTGTTCCATGAGTAGCTGCTACCTCACTGTCCCCATGGCGGATAATCAATGCGTGATCCCCATCCGTCGAATCGTCTGCAGTGAAGATATAAACTTCTACTGACTGAGAACCCGCTGTGTCAAACGAAATCCCACCTAAAAGACTACCATTAGAATTGATTTGAATGATATCAAAAATGAACTGTTTTTTTGTTATTGAATGTAAATCTCGTGCAGTCATTAAAGTAGCTCCTTAAAATAAAACTTCTTCATCAAGAGGGGTATGTCTACCAGTATCTACAATGACAAAGCACCCTATAAATTGGCCAACAGTAACGTTAGTAGCCGTTACTGCCACACTAATAAACCTTTTTTTGCCAATATAACCTTGACGAAACATTTGACTTGCACCCCCTGAGTTTAAAATTTGAAGGGATGGGCCTACTAATTGATCGACGGGAACATCGACATGTTGAGCAAAATTATTCGTATCGCCATGGCGGGGAACCAATAAAAAATCGCCATCGGTAGCAAGCGTCGTGTTGAAAAAAAGAAATTCTGCTGATCCAAGACCCGCAAGGTCTAGACTAAGGTCTCCGCTAAACGTACCATTCGATACTAAGTCGGAAATTGTAAATAAAATCGCTTGTCTAATAACTGAATGAATTTCACTGTTAGCCATTTTTCTATTCTCCGTTTTTAACTTATAATTTAAGGTAGCGCACTGGTAGGGGCACGCCTGGGAGTATTGAGAATAATAAAAGCCCCTAATAACTCACCTCCGCCAGCAATAATGGTAGAAACAATATGGGCACTTAAAAACCTTTTCTGGCCAACATATCCACCGCGCAACAAATTATCATTTCCATCAGCTTCTACTATCTTAAGTGGACTTCCAAGAAACTCATTACTAGGAACCGTGCTATGGTTACCTACAACATTAGTATCACCATGGAGAAGAATCAGTTCATAATCCCCATCGACAACTGATAGAAAATGATTAAAAAACAAGACTTCTACAGATTCAAAACCAGCAGTATCCACTGCAATATTCCCAAAATGAGTAGTATTTATACTTAACTCATCAATTTTAAAAATATTTTGTTGCAGAATAATTGAATTAATGTCTTTAGTGGCCATGGATGCACCTTTTTTAAGTTATTTTTATACACTTACAATAGAATGCCGTGGAGAATCGGCTACTGCTATCACTCCGACATGGCGACCAGAAGTAACACCGGAAGCAATAATATTAGCACTAAGAAAGCGTTTCTTTCCGATATAACCTTGCTGCAAAATCTCATTGCCAGAAGAAATAATTAATTGTGATCCTAATAAATCCTCATCCAAAACATCCGTATGTGAGCTAAAAACATTAGTATCACCGTGTTTCACAACCAAGATAAAAGTACCATCGCCTGCATCATCCGTACTTACCATAACGATTTCTACGGATTCAAAACCCGTAGTATCCACTACCAGGTTTCCGTCCGTTTTAACTCCATTCGAGGTTAACTGATCAATACGAAACAGAAAACTTGTAATTACCTTCGAATGGAGTTCAGTAGCCGTCATAATTAGTCCACCTTAAAAACTGGGAGTGACATTAGGATTAATTGGATTTCGAATCGCACCATCTACAATGGCAATTATTATCATATCCGCTTGTGCCGTTCCTCCAACTGCGCGTAAAACAGGTCGAACAAAAAGCTTATGCCCGATATACCCTACCATTCGGGTAACCGACAAGCCGCCGAACGATAATGAAGTACCTGCTTCCGTACCCAACATAAATTCTTGAGGAACATCTACAAAGCCCGTATCACTAATATCACTGTCTTGCATAAACAGAGTCCACGTGCCCAATCCAATCGTCAACGCTATCATCATAAATTCAATGGATTGTAACCCAACAGTTGACAATGGGGCCCCAAGGTGTAACCCCGGAGTAATGAAAGTTGTGTTCGGCAATGAAGTTATCGAATCAATACGACTGTGTAAATCCTTACTAGGCATTAGTCAGTTTCCTATACTGCGAGTTTCAATTTCACGAACGCATCAAACAGTACAACTTGCGCACCCGTTTGTTTCTTCCAAATAAAGCGTACTTTACAAGAATCAGCCAGAGTGAATGGATCGCGAATTAAGGTCATTGAAAACCCGTCAACGATATTGTATCCACGTCTAAAGTCACCATAGATGATGGGAAAGTTGTCCGCAACACCAGTATCGGGCATGTCAATAACCGAAATAAAAGGTTCGCCCGCAATAGTCGCTGGAATACCGCGTTCTAAACCAACATTTAGATTGAATAGGTACGCGTCCGTGCTGTCTTTTAGTTTACGGACAGCAGCAATGGTACGTCGATTCAATGCAAACATTGGGTTTTGACCAGACTTTAACTCTCCAACTAAAGTAATGAGATTGTCACCGTCAAAATTGTTAGAAATACCCGAATTAATAAAAGGAATTTGTGTATTGAACATAAACCCTTCAGGCTGATTAACGGAATCTCCATTCACAAAGGCTTCGCCTTCTACCTGAGCAAATGTTTCGACTACATCTTGTCTAATTTCTTCTTCCATATTGAAAGCAGAATCATTCAACATTTCAGTGGTAGCTTGAACCACCGCAACCAATTTGTTTACTTTGATTCGGTTTTCGCCATAAGTGGAATTACTTTGCGCTTTTGTGGCTGCTTCCCCAATGAACTCCGCATTGACCAGGCTTTCGCGTAAAGGAATTACGAGTTCACCCGCTGACGTAGTTCGAATTCGAGAAATTTGACGAATAGGAGAAATCTCAGTAATTAACTTAAGAATCTCAGCTACAAATTCAGGGGGTGCTAAGAATCCACCCAAATCATTAACGTCAGTACGAAGTAACTTAACTTCTTCTGGTGTAAAGACAGAGGCTTCGTGGGGAATATATTGACCGCTTTTGTTTTCAACGGCCTGTTGTGGATTTTCCCAGGCTTTGCCATAGCGACAAAACTTTATAAAGGCTTTTAACTCTTTTTCACCCTTTTTATAGTTGGGAGAATTGATCGGTAAACGAGTAAGCTTTGTTTCAAATTCTACAAGCTTCGCTTCCATTTCTTCGTATTTCTTAGATTTTTCTTCGGCAGCCACCACAATAGCGGTATTCGCTGCGTCTAATTCTTTTAGCTTAGTTTCGCAGTTGTCAGTAATTTGTTTGATTTCACCTTCAGATTTAACGTTTTTTTCAACGGTTTCGCGCAAGGTAGATAACGCTTCAGCAAAATTTTGCATATCAGTTTTATCAACTGATTCAACGGCTACAGTAGACATTTTTCCCATTCCTTAATGTGAGTTATTAAGTAATAAAGAATCTTATTTGTTGGATTCTTTACTAATATGTGATGCGAGATATACGCTCGCACTTTTGGAAAAAACGCCTGACTCTCTCAATGCTTTTTCAAATTCTCTTTTCGAACCTTTATAACAATTAACAGGTTCTTTAATACATAACGCAAGATAGCTATTCGCTTCTTTAGAAAAAACGCTTGACTCACTCAATGCTTTTTCAAACTCTTGCGCTAATATATTAACACCCTGATTCATAATTCTACAACCCTAACAACGCTTTCATTGCAGTTATTTCTTTTATAATCGTACTTTTTTCTTGTTTAAAGCATATGTCGCCATTTCTTTCTAACTTTCTTTCAATAAAACGCTCCATAAAATATCGTAAATCTTCTGGCCCAAACGCTTTAGCTTGCTTTAAAAAATAAAAAATATCTTCCTTTGTCATGGATTTTGCATGATCTAAATCCCAACATTTATTATCTTGGAAAGGACTTTCACGTCCCATTTTTTTATAATACTGTTCTACATGCCGAATAACTGAGGGTCGATCCGAACTTGGAATATCTACCCCGCCTCGCGCACCTAATAATATAGCCGTTGATTCGAATATCGCACGAGGGATAGCCATCAATTTACCATCAATAACGTCCGCAAAAGCAAGTTTATAGATACAAAGCGCATTTGGGTCTGCCTCATTAAACCAAAAAAAAGAATCTGCGTACTTGTCCGACAATAAATCTTCAGAACCAATAAATTTTCGTACCCGTTTAAGAGCTTCTACTCTGTCCCAGGGATAGGTTGAATCTGCTAAGGGTAAATCTTTAAAACCAATAACCGATTTAATGTCTGTAATTTCTGCTTTCTCATTCGCTGGGAAAGTGACAAAACTCACTTCAAACAGATTAATCTCTTTAAGGGTACGCACACCAGAGCGACTAATATCAGAATCTTCGACTTGAAAACCAATGGACATACGATTAATAATGTCAGCCTTAATGAGAGCAACCACATCCTTCACTAAGCTATGCTCTTTAGGCATAACGGCTTTAATGAATAAACCTTTTTCATCTTCCACCGCTTTAATGATCCTACCAATCGGCTTATGGGCATCATGCTGCCATAAAATTTTGATATTCTTGCCGCTTTTACCTTTTAGTGTTTTTGCAAACGCACCTCTTTCGATAACGTCATTCGTAAAATCTTTATTGTTAAAAGTACTGGCATAGCCCGTTACACGAACCATATCGTCGTCTTCGTCGTCATGGTCCCCTTTTTTTTCAAATTCAAAAGGAAAAGTTAGATGCTCTAATTTCAAAGAAGAATTGGTAGATTCCATAGTAAAAAATCCTTTACGTATAAATAGCACTGCACCGACAGTTTATAACATTTTTAAGGCGTAAATTCCTCTGAAGATGAATAATCTTCACCGTAATCATCTCCAATATTAATTATACCGTGTATGTCTTGATCCCAAAACTGTGGTATTTTGTCTTTACCTTCTTCAAATAAGTTCATTGGCCAAAACTTATTAACTTTTTCAGGACTGCGCATTCCAAGTAAAGAAAGAATCAATACAAAACAGCATTCTATGATAGTACTTACACTAAAAAACAGCACTACTTTTTTCTGATCACCAGAATCCATATGATTAGCAATATTTAAAAAATAACAGGATGTCCCAATCACCACTAGACTGACAACAAAGAAAAGTCCGTAATGCCTTTTTCGCATAATGATACCTTTACGTATAAATAGCACTGCACCGACAGTTTATAACATTGCTAGGCCCCGCACCTAAACTGGTATCACCTGGTCGCATTAATCGTTCGTTCCCCACAATAAAAGGTTTATCAATCGGCCTAACTTGCCCATCTGCTAGAAAATGGTTGCGACGAATTCTATTATCTAAAATACCTACCCATTGCTTTTGCGTTACATTCGGCTGAGTAATGACAAGCTGCTGTTTTGTTTCCTCTGTAATATCTTGCGTTTCCGACATGGCAATCGTATCCACTCGGCCCACTAAAATCTTATTGTATTGCTGAAATGCTAAATCAGCCAACTCACTGATGTCAAGAACGCGCCCCGTTTCAATCGAAGCAGAAATAATATCTCGTATCTTATCAATAAGCTGACCATTGGTTGTGTTAATAATAAAAGATATTTGGCGAGGAAGTGTGGTAGCGATGTATGCGTCGATCCCTTCGTCTGCCTGTCGTAAGTCCTCGTCTTGCTTTTGTTGTTCAATAAATTCTTTTCGAAAAGCAGCTACTGTGCGTTTATAAGCTGCAAGAAGAACCCGAGTTAAGGAAGGACGAAGGACCACCGCATTGAGAATAACCCCTGTTTTTCTAAATTGGCTTCTAAAATCTCGCATGTATCGCCCAAACACACGCCGTAGAGCCGATTTTAATTTGGCTTCTAATGCTAATTTTAATCGATTATCTCTATTCGCGAGAGCACGCGCTTGCCTAGATACCGTCGCCATAAGCTGCTTTCGCTTTTTCCAACAGCTCACCGGCTAATAAAGGCTTACCATCCGAATTAACAATATCAATTAACTTGGTATCGTCGTCTTTCGGTGGTGGTTGTTCCGTGGAAGGGTCCGTTAAGGAAGCCGCTTCAGACACTGGGATCAATGTAGCCGAGATATAAACGTCGTCTCCCCCTTCTTTCAGGTCGTCTCTACCCAGCATTTGTCTAATTTCATTTAATGTCAGTACGTTAAGGTCTTTAATCTTATTTAATTCGGCATTACGACGCGGTTCCAATGCAGGAAGTTTCCCTTCTTCAAACGTAATTTGTAAACCGTTTGAATTGGGATAGCGAGGCATTAAAAATAATGTCAGTTCCTTGAAAATACCCTTAGCCAAAGGAATGACTGCATTATCATAAAGTGTCAGTACAGAGTTTTCTAAATTATTCAGCGTCATCGTATCGGCACTCACCAAGGGGAGAGGAACTTTAAGTCCTGCTACAATGGTGTCAAAGACAGCTCGACGTAAAACGTCAAAATCCATGTCTAAGTTACTTTGTGTCATCTTCGTAAATTTCAAATTCATCGATAGAAAAGCACGACCCGCATTTTTAGCCCCCGTATAAAAACGCTTTATTTGATTTCTAATTTCATTCTGTTTGTCTTGGCTCAAAAGAAGCGCATCATTATCCGGTGTAAAAATTCCACCGACAGTAGTTCCTCGCTTCAGCAAGCTATTATTATGAATGGACGCACTAAGGTATTGCTCTATTTCAATTCCTAAAGGCGTTAAGGGAGAAAACCCACGTAAAGAATGGAGGACAGGGGAGAAATCCTTAATATGCCATAGCTCTCTATCACCACTGTTATGAACAAAACGCATCTGACCATTAATCTCAACACGCTCAAAAACAAAAGAAATTTTATCTGAATCAATTGTAAACCGTCCAGGGAAATCGTCAATTCCTGATTCATCTACCGTTACCTGAGCTGGATTAACAACAAAAAGTTCCAGTGGAGGACGCGTAATATTTCCCGTCGCCATTATAAAGACTTCACCCGTAACGTAAAAAAAAGTCGAAATGCCTTTTAAAAATTTATCCTGTGTCATTTGTGCATTGGGTCTTTTCAATAATTCCAAAACCGGATGAGGGATAAATTGTTCAGCCTGATTCTCTATCGCTGGTGGAATCGTGGCAAATTCTTCCGTCACTCGATCCACCGCCAGGGCCACAGGGGCAACCGTTCGATAGTATTGTAAAGAGATGTGAGGACTTAGGCTGGTATTAACACTAAACCCCTCGTTCCCTCCCAGGAAACCAGCAGGAAATAAAGCAGCATCTTTGAAATTAAGTAAAGAAGTCCCGTAAATTTGATTGATTTGATTTTCTAAAGAAAAAGCTTTTTGTTTCCGTGTAAAGATTCGTTTTAAAATATTAGCCACTCTAACAACTCACTATCATAGGTTCATCGCCTAAACGTTTACGGATAAAATTAAATGCGCCACTGGTTCCGTCAATTACATCATCATGACTTTGCGTTTCCGTACCGAAACTCTCCGATTCTGCAAAAAAAGATTCATTCCAATGACCCCGCACTACTTTAACGCGTTTCGCGGACGCAATCGAACTGAATGATTTATAACGAGTCAATTTATCTTTAGTTTCTATCTCTAATCGAACTTCACACCCTGGCGCACCCTGTACGATATCATCTAACAAAAAAGCAGCTTCCGCTTTTCCGGCTTGTCCCGGGTCTTGCGCTAACACGCATACAGTAAATGGTTCTTTCTTAGCAATATCAATAATTCTCTGTTTTACCATGTGCGGGCCTTCCCAAAATTGAATCATATCAAGAATGTAATACCCTCCGTCAACGTAACACATTTTAAGACCAACGGTGGCATCGGGACTTCGATTCCGCGAAGTCATTTCAGAAGCCGCCCGATCCCAATAACGCACCGTAAAACTGTTTACCGGAGGAATATCAACAATCTCTACCCAGTCTCGACTAAACCAGTCGCCCCGTTGTGCAACCAGTTTCCAATTTCCCTCTAATAAACGTCGGCGTTCAATGGGAACCATCGACCGAAGATTCGCTAAATATTCTGGGTTAACTTCTAATAGTTTCGGATTATCAAAAATATTCGCTGAAACAAACGTAAAAGATTTTGCGCCACAATCTTCACCGTATTTTTTAAATGCTTCTTCTTCAGTGTCTGTCCAAAAAAGATTATCTCCAATCGTTATTACCCACCGAACAACCCCAGAGCGATCTTCATCAGGGAAACCGTCTTTTTTTAGCCACCAATCAATATAATTTTTAATCCATGAATCATGAATTGGATTGCAAGTACATCTAATATAAGGGACGATCCCAGAACTTGAACGATTCCTGCTCCATAGATAACTAAATTGTGTTTGTGTAAAATTTTGCAGTTCATCAAAGCATAATAATCCAATCTGTGCCCCTTGGTAATCGTATTTGTTGTGCTCATACAACATGTGACAAAACTTAATCTTCATACCGGATGGAAACTCTATTTCCATTTTACTGTCTCTAAATTTCGCCATTCCTTTATAAAGACGTTGCGCTTCTTCCCATAAGCCCCCTTGCGTTCGAATTTGAGGAGAGCTGCGCCGAAAAATAGAGACCCCAAACAGACCGTTGTTCACATGACGAAGGGCTTCGATTAAAAGGGCCATGGTCTTACCCGCACCGGCGGCCCCGCCATAAAAGACTACATCTGCCGAGGAGGCCATGAAGGCCGTTTGCTTGCCGGTTTGCGGTTCAAAAACAATTCTATCGGTTTCCATTGGCAATGTAAGAAAACCCTATTAACCTTCCAGTGGCAACGTAAGCTGCTCTGGTTCCGATTTACCTCTCCTAACCCTTCCCGAGCGTCTATCCATTTCATCGAGTCTTTGTATTTCTTTACTCAAAAGCTCTTCATGAAGCCTTGCTATTTTTATGTCCTCTTTTAACCCTGGCGACTCAACAGCATCGTCATCGTACTCTGGGAGTATGAGACCTTTTTTATCAAATGCAAAATAGGGGGCTACTCGTTCAATGGCTTCCTCCACCCTTTTACTATCCACTATTTTTAAATAGTGGTGTTGCGGTTTATCTTCTGGTTTTTCTTTTATACAACATATTTCTCGTATTTCTTCTCGTACCCAATTATTAAATTCCTTGAGTAACAGCCAATGCAGTTCCATAGTTTTTTTCCTTATTTTAGTGTTTATCACGCCCATTATCGGGCAGGTTTACAATGACCTGAATAGACCTTTCGGGCTCACTGTCTTCTTTGGTAGGAGGTCCGTACTCTTTGGGCCAGCAACGTTCCAGCAACTTAATCGCGGCTTTCCAATTAGATTCTGCCTCAGAATTTGCCACTTTCCAAACAACCTTTAAGGCGCGTTGTTGTGCCCTGGCAGTGGCAAATTCTAATTTTTTGTACAAATCAACAAGCTCGAAGGGCGCGTCACTCTCTAGAGATTTTCGATACCAATTGCTCTGGGTACTACTCGGTATGCCCGCAACTCCAAACGCACGCGCGTCGGACAAACCCATTTCTTTTGCTTGTAAAACGATACTCACTGTATTGGCATTTAGATATTTCGGTCTCGGCCCTGTTTTTTTCTTAATGGCTTTGCGTTTATAGGGCTGTTTTTTTTTAGCTTTCGTTTCTTCAGGCATCGAATTGATCTCTTTTAAAAAGTAACGGGTTCTTGACATTAAAACGCCTTTAGTATAACGCATTGATTAAATGGAGGTCAAAAGTGTCCAGATTGAATCTGGACAGTGGAGTAATACGCCATGCTCCCCGTTGTTTAAACATGGTTTTGGCATGGTTGCATTAGTTTTACTGCAACGTTGCATTAGTTTTACTGCAACGTTGTGTGGCTTTCCAATTAAACCTCAAGGCATAATTTACAAAACCTTGAGATATCAATAAATATGTAATTAAATCAAATAGTTAATATCAAGGTATTTCAAGGTATTTCAATATTTTTCCTCGATATTGTCTCTATCACAAAAAAGTTGATGGGACCAAGGCTCGCCATCAACTTTTTATCCCAGCTAATATCCCATCATCCCACTGGGACATTAGCTGGGATAAAAACGTCAAGATGGGGGTGCAATTC